CCCCTCCTGCTGGCGGGTCTTCCGGCGGCGGAGGGGGAGGTGGTGGAGGCGGCGGCGGTAAGCAAGCCGGCGGCGCTGGCACCGGAGGTGTAACAGGAGGCGGGGGAGGCTCTTCTTCCGGTGGTGGCGGTTCTACTTCCACTTCGACTCCGGCCCCGCAGCCGTCCCAAACTGGCAACACCTACAAGCCGGAAGCTGTCGGCGTTGACAGCGAAGGTCACGCCGTAGATGCCCAAGGAAATCGTGTACCCGAGAGCATCATCGACCCAACACCTAACACGCACCCAGGCGCGGGCTACGCGGAACGAGCCCCTAGCGGAGCTTCGACTAACGTAGGTAGCAACGGCACTGCGCTGGCTGCCGATCCAACGTGGATCCCCGAGGTTGGGGCCAAAGACATGGCCTTGCGTGAAGCACAAACCGTCGATGAAATCGTTGACCGGCTGACAGAGAAGTACAAAGACCGCAAGTGGGATTTTTCCCCGCTCAAAGCGCCGAACTACGCGCCAGAACTCGAGTCGATCCGCGAAGCGGCACAGGCGTTCGATGACATGATATCGAAGCACCCTTATATCGAGTTCAGTACAAACCAACCTTTGAGGGCGCAGTTACACAACGGCAGCGAAACAACCTCCGGTTACGCTGTTAACAAAGGTGTGTTTGCCAATAAAGGTCTGAAAACCTACACCAAAGCAACCGACCACGTTTCGTTGGCCGCGTCAGGAACCACCGGGGTTAGAAACCGTCTCCACAACGATTATTCAAAAGATAATCAGAAGTCCGACACGAGGAACTACAACCTCGACGCCATGAACCGGCCGGCGTACTACACGATAGTTCACGAGATGGGGCATGTCACCGACCACAGCGGGCGGGGTAGGGCCCAGCAGCGTGTCAAGGACTACTTCATCGAAGACATGAAGGATAACTCGCCCAAGCTAGATAAGAAGTACGGCGAGTACGTAGACAAGTATGGTGATGATAAAGGCGAGCAGTTGTTCGAACAGTGGGTTGAAGATAACCTCGATAACTTGCTCAACGAGTGGATGGCATACAAACTTGTCTCCAACTACTCGTATAACGGACGTGTACGCTCTTCAGGCCCTTACATCACCGAGACAATCGCTGAAGCCTTCCTCGACGTAGAGATACGAGGGGACAAAGCCAACGAATACTCAAAGAAGATCTACGAGATCCTCATCGAGGAAGCCAAGAAAGGTGCGAACCCGTGAGCGTTGAGTGGGGCTTAAGCCAAAAGCAAAAAGAGGGACACGTCAAGACGCAGCTCGAGCTTGCCAAACTTGGCGACCTTTCGTTCCTAGACTTCACTGAAGATTCTCTGTCCGCAGAGATAGACGAAGCTCTGCAGAACGTCGCTGCAGCCCAGCAACAAGGCGCGGGGCTGCAGGAGTCAATCGACAAAGTCTGGTTGGTCTTCTACAACCAATTCCCGTCAGGTAGCTGACAGTGGGGTGGGAGACATCCCGCCGACGACAACGACTACCAGAAAACTGGCACGACATCCGTCTGCCAGTTCTGCGGGACGCAGACTGGATCTGCGAGCTGCAACTCGAGGGTGTGTGTCGGGGCACTGCTACGGATGTCGATCACATCCGCCGGGGCGATGACCATTCGCGGGAGAACTTGAGGGCTGTGTGCTTCAGGTGCCATGCGAAGAAGTCGAGCATGGAAGGTCATGCCCGGAAGAAGGAATTATCTCAACTCAGGAAGCGCCGGCAAGAGAGGCATCCTGGGGAACGCTGAACGCAGGCCGGGTGCCTGCATGAACGCCCAGGAGGCGAATATGGGCATTAGAGGCCCTATCGGTAAGCGGGACGAGGAGCGCATCCGGCGCAACATCCCTGAGGATCCAACTGTGACTGTGCAGATGCACGGTTTGGTGACTATTCCTGATCTTGGGGATATGAGCCATCTTGGTGAGACTCACCCGCTTGTTACGGATATGTACGAGTCTATTAAGCAATCGGCTTCGGTGAAGTATTACGAGCCTACGGATTGGCAGTTCGCTCGTCTTGCTTTGTACACGCTTAATCAGGAACTGATCGCTGCCCAGCATAACGGGAAACCGGTGGGTGCGATGAAGTTGACTGCGATCAATCAGATGCTCTCCGCGCTGCTGCTAACTGAAGGTGATAGGCGACGAGCCCGACTCGAGATCGAGCGGGCTCCTGCTGATGCTGGCAGTGGGAAAGTCCTCGATGTCACTGACATGTTGAGGCAGCGGCTCGCTTCGGGCGGCGGAGGGTGATGAGTCCCCGGAGGGGTTGAGCGCCGCCACTTCCGCTGCTCCCCCTCCGGGGCTCTCAATAAACTTACGAAAGGTGTTGTTGCCGTGTCTGTTATCGGACCTGTGTTTGAGCCTGATCGGCTTTATCTGACGTGTGGACGTGACTTCAAGTGGGCGTACCAGTTGGTCGATAAGACGGGCGTTCCGGTTGATTTTCCTGATGGCCGTTTGTATTTCGAGTTTTGCTTGCAGGACGGTAACGAGGTTTGGGATTTCACTATCGATGGTTCGACTGCTGCTTTGAAGGTTGAGCATGAGATCTCCGATACGATCCCTGACCGCACGAAGTTTCAGTTGGTTTTCCTGCATGAGGCTGAGCCGGCCGGTGGTGACCCGATTTCTTTGGGGACTGTGAAGAGGCAGGGCTTCTGATGACGTGTTGGTGTGATGACGATTGCGGCGAGTGCAACGTTGGTACTGGCGGTGAGTTGACGCCTATCCCTAACGTTTCCGGGTATTTGGTTGCGTTGTCGGGTGTTGGTGCTCCTGGTCCGGCTGGGCCTGAGGGCCCTGCTGGGCCTGAGGGGCCTGCTGGCCCTACCGGTGACCCTGGCGCTCCTGGTGTTGCTGGTGCTGTTGGTCCTACGGGGCCTGCCGGTGCTGAGGGACCGCAGGGTGTTCCGGGCGAGACTGGTCCCGCTGGCGATACTGGTGCTGACGGTGTTCCGGGCCCTGTTGGGCCTACGGGTGACACGGGTGCTACGGGGCCTCAGGGAGCTACTGGGCCTCGTGGTTCTGATGGGCCGCAGGGTGTGGCTGGTCCTGTCGGGCCTCAGGGAATTCCTGGGCCTACTGGGCCTAAGGGCGAGGCTGGTCCTGCCGGGGTTATGGGCCCCGCTGGCCCTACGGGCGATACAGGTGCTCAGGGACCGACTGGTTCTGTTGGACCTGCTGGTTCCACCGGTCCTGCCGGACCTAAAGGTGACCAGGGTGTGGCTGGGCCTGCGGGCCCCCAAGGGCAGCAAGGCATTCAGGGCCCTGCGGGTCTTGGTATCAAGTTCAAGGGTGAGGTTCCGACTTACGCGGATCTCCCTGCCACGGGTCAGGTTCAGGGTGATTTGTGGGTTGTGGCTTCGCCGCAGCCGGCTCGAGGCTGGGTGTGGGATGCCGATACTTCTTCGTGGGTTGATGCCGGCCCGGTTCAGGGGCCTCAGGGTGTAGCTGGCCCGGAGGGTCCGGCTGGCGTCCAGGGTGAGCCTGGTGTGGATGGTGCTGTGGGCCCGGTTGGGCCTGCTGGCCCTGAGGGGCCTGTCGGTCCTGCGGGTGTCGATGGGGCGGATGGCGCTGACGGCGCACCGGGTGAGCCTGGTCAAGACGGTGTTGATGGCGCTGTTGGGCCTGCCGGCCCCAAGGGTGACACAGGTGACACTGGCCCTATTGGGCCTGAGGGTCCGCAAGGGCCTGCTGGTCAGGACGGCACCGGCACTTCTTACACGCTTCCGGTTGCTACGGCAACGGTTTTGGGTGGTGTGAAGGTCGGTTCTGGGCTGGCGGTGACCGCCGAGGGTGTGTTGTCTTCGGCTGTGGCAGGTAACTATCTGCTGAAGTCCGGCGACGTGATGAACGGCGCTCTACGGTTCGCGTCTACTGGGGTGTCTAGCTACAACGGCAGCGATGTCTACATGTTTTGGGATGGAACGTATTTCCGGTGCAAGATGCCGGGGACTGCGCAGGCTTGGATCGCTGGCGACGATGGGAAGGTTCAGTTCCCGTCTGCTGTTCCTAAATGTAATTTCGCCCCGACTGATACCGGCGATCTGACCAACAAAAAGTACGTCGATGACACGATTGCCGCGAACACGGTGTTTTTGAAGGTGTCTGGCGGTACGATGACGGGGACGATCACTACCCCGACTACGGTTCCCGCGCTGACGTTCGGCACCAGCGGCTACAACATTTTCGGTGCGTCGGGTGGTGTGGCTATCCGCTCGAACAACACGAACATCGTGAACGTCACTGCGTCTGAGCTTGTGGCTTATAAGCCCATCACTACTGCCGGCACGGGTGTTGGTGTCAGGTTCGGTTCGGGTGGCCCTGAGTTGTCGAAGTCGGGGACGATGATTGCTTCGTCTGCTCCGATCACGGTTGCTGCTGCGCCTGCGACGGCTACTGAGTTGGCTAATAAGAAATACGTTGATGATGCGATTGCTGCTGCTATAGCGGCCTTGCGGTAAGAGAGGTTTGTTATGGCGTGGGATGACGACGCTTATTACGAGACTGAGTTGGAAATCCCTAGTGGGCGTTACGGGAAGCTGTTGGCTTGGCCGACTCCTGGGCCTGCCGGTCCTGCCGGTCCTGCTTCGACGGTTCCTGGGCCGCAAGGCCCGCCGGGGCCGGCGACTATCTCTGTAGGGTCCACGGTCACTTCGGAGCCGGGTTCTGATGCTGCGGTGTCGAACTCAGGTGACAGTGCGAACGCGGTGCTGGATTTTGTGATCCCCCGTGGCGAGCAGGGACCGCCGGGTAGCGGCGCGGAGTACATGCGTGACCTTTTGGATGTGACACCCACGGGTTTGGCTGTCGGTACTGCGGTCGATGCGAAGGCGGGGCGTGCCGCCTTGGTTGCGGAGCGCGACTTCCAGTTTAATGTGCTGGATTACGGCGCGACCGGCGACGGTGTGACCAATGACCGGGTGGCGATCCAGAACGCCATCAACGCTTGTGAGGCTGCGGGAGGCGGGGTTGTCCTGATACCGAGGGGCACCTACCTCGTTTCTGGCGGGATTCTGCTGGTGGACAGCGACAATGTGACTGTTCAGGGTGTGGGCCGTTCGGCGACGATACTGAAAACCACCACCAACCATCCGGTTATTGAGTTTGAGAATTGCTCTGGCGTTGCTGTGCGCGATCTGCAAGTGCTCGGTGACGGGGATGCGGCCAAGGGTAGCCAGTTCGGTGTGTGGTTCGAGTATGTGACCAACGGCTTGGTGCATAACGTGTGGGCCAAAGAACTTGGTTACGACGGCATCCTGCTGCTGCGGGGCTGCAACTACTGCACTGTGTCTAACTGTTTGGCGACCGATTGCGCGGACGACGGCATCAATATTGGTGGACACCCTGACGCGGCTTCGCGGCACAATGTGGTCTCGGGCAACATTGTTCGCGGTATGGGACATGTCGGCATTCATATCAGCCTGAACTCTGAGTACACATCGGTGACTGGGAACACGGTGTCGGGTTGCGGCACAAACGGTATCGACACCTTCCAGTCCGGCGACAGCGTCGGCCAGGGCCACCATTCAATCACCGGGAACACGGTGAGCGACTGCGCTAATATAGGCATATATTTGTTTAACTCCGATGACAATGTGGTGTCAGGTAACACCGTTACAGGCGGCGGGCGGTCGATAGCAGTTGGCCGCAGTTTACGTTCGGTGATTTCCAACAATCAATGCACCGGATCAACCTCAACTACCGCTGGCGCTGTCTTCGCCGACAACCCTGTGCCGGGTAGCTCCGATCTGGTGGTCACCGGCAACTACTTCTCTGGTGTCGGTGGGGTGCGGCTAGTAAGCCCCACAATCGTTTTCCAGGGCAACCGGATCAAAAACGCCACGTCTCCGTCTACGGTTCTGGTTGAAGCTGCTGATGCCGTGTTGAGCGGGAATAGCATTTCTGACTGCACCGGCAACGGATTCAACGTCATCGGGGCTAACTGTGTGGTGTCCGATAACCGGGTCACTGGCGGCACTTCACAGGTTCGGGTCACCACTAACGGCGGCACGGTGGTCAGCGGCAACGTGCTCCGTGGCGCAACGGCCCTTGGAGTGGAGATGCGGGCTAACAACTGTCTCATCTCCGATAACGTGGTGTCCGACTGTCCCACCGGGATTACAGTGACCAGCGGCGCTGTCGATTGTGTGGTCAACGGCAATGCGGTGCGCGGCAACGCCACCTATGGTGTGTTCGTTTCCACGGCCACTGGAACCCAGGTCACCAACAACCGGATCGCCCCCGGCGCTGGCCGGGGCATCCAGGTCACATCCGGCACAAACACTCTGGTTGCCGGGAACTTCACCACCTCGTCAGGCACCGGGTCGATCACAAGCTCAGGCAGCACCGGCACGGTGGTCGCTAACAACCGCTTCGACTCGACAGTGTTTCTCGCCTGCACCGACCCCATCTACCGCCCACTCGAAGCGGAAATCACTAACTACGGCATCGACGGGTACACCACCACTAACTACCACAGGTCCGCATGGCGGCAAGCAAAGGCGAAGTTGACCGCGCCCACCGGGGCGACCGTAGTAGCCACCGGCCTGATCCCAGACGGGGCGTTGCTGTTCGGTGTAACCACCCGCATCAACACCGCACTGGGTGTCACCGGGGCGGTGAAGGGCTACACAGTGGGCACCGTCGAAGACCCAGACCTATGGGGTTCCCTCACCGGCACTAACACCACCAAATCAACATCGTCGAAGGACTTCACCGACGCAGCCGCATCTAAGTTGTACCTCGCTGCCAGCGATGTGGTCATCACCGCCACCGGAGGGACGTTCGACGGCACCGGGGAAATCGAAGTGATCGCCCATTACATGATCTGTGAAACCAGCGGCAACTCTGTTCTCCGAGAGGAGGTGGGCGAAATCGTTGAGGACTTGAACTCCATCAACACGCTGGAAGGCGAGTCTGTCGCAACCACGTTGGAGGGTCAGGTGCCCGCAGAGAAACCCGCTGCCCGTAAACGCGCACCAAGGAATAAAACCACTTAAATCGCGGCCCGCCAGGAAGCCGAAAGAGTGTGCCAGAAAAGGTATTAGCCCTCCCGCACCCAGAACACATCCCACAACTCACCGGGTACTGGTGCGGGCCGGCAAGTTGTCAAACCGCCCTCCAAGTGGTTCTCAACGAAGTCATTGAGGAACAAGAACTCGCCAACATGATGGGGACTACCGAAAACGGTACGAACCACATCGGCTTGCTGGCTGATGCTTTGAACGTGAAGGCGCACCACTGTGAGTGGGAGCCGGTGTGGTTAGAGCAAGACCCGCCCACCCCGGCGCAGAAGGAACAGTTCTGGGCTGACCTAAAGGCGAACATCGACGGCGGGTTCCCGATGCCCGCGAACTGGGTGGCCCCACCGGGGAATCACCCGGTGGCGGTGCGGGGTTCGGGTCCTAACCCTGGTTATTCAGGAACTATTTTTCACTACATCTGCTACGGCGGTTACGCCGAGGATAACGGGACACGTTACGTTTACGTCTACGATTCCGGTTTCTCCCCGTGGCAGTATTGGGTGACGTTCGACCAATGCGTCAGCCTGATGCCGCCGAAGGGCTATGTGAAGGCTGCTGCCGCGCCGGCTGGTGTTCCAACTTTGCCCGGTCCCGCACCAGAGCCGCACACCCTCGCGGAACTGCTGTCCTACGCAATGGACGAAGCACTCCCGCTGGAACGGTACGAGGCTCTGCTGCCGGGTGTCCTGTCGTGTCTTGAAGCGTCCCAGTGCAATAACGTGCAGCGGATCGCGCAGTGGATGGCGCAGACCGGGCATGAGAGCCTGGGTTTGTCCGCGATGGAAGAGTTCGCGTCGGGTGAGGCTTACGAAGGCCGCGCCGACTTGGGCAATACTGAGCCGGGTGATGGTGTCCGCTACAAGGGACGCAGTGCCATCATGATAACCGGTAGGACGAACTACGGCGCTGTGTCATCGTGGGCCTACGGCGAGGGATACGTCGATTCCCCAACGTATTTCGTGGACTACCCAGAGCAAATGGCATCCGACGATTACGGCTTCCAAGGCACCGCCTGGTACTGGACTGTCGCCAGGGGCACGCAGATTAACGAGGCCGCTGACCGCCAGGACCACGAAACCGTATGCCGTTTGATTAACGGTGGACTCACGGGCTATGACGACCGTGTTGCCCGTTACGCCCGTGCGAAGGAAGTCGCACCGACTTTCCTCGCTGTCCTTCAATCCGGCCCGCCAGAAACCGGAGATGACCTTTTGAGCGCCCTGACCCCAGAGGAACAGAAAGAAGTTCTGTTCCTCGTCAGAATCCTCGCGGACGAACGGTTCCCGTCGAGGTCACCGTTCCGGCACATCAACGAAGGCCCGGTGGACACCGTGGCCGGCATGACCCTCAACACCGACGCAAGCTCGCACATCATGCTCGTCATCCGGCTCGCAGAGCTGGGTGACACGGGTGCGCTCGATCTGTTGAACGAGATCGCAACCAACACGGACCCTGATAGGTCTGGTGATGCGAAGTTGGCTTCGCGGGTGTTGACCGCGTTGCGGGCTTCTCAGACTGTCGATCAGACACCGTACGATCCCCGGCCCGCCGCCGTCGCTCCCCCAGCGCCTGCGGCACCTGAACCGGTGCGTCCCGCAGGTGGTCGCTGGAGGCTCTGATGCCTGAGGTTCCCGCTGTAATCCAGAGCTCTTTGGGGTTGCGTACGTGGGGTGACGTTAGGGCGATGATCCACTCCGGTGGGCCTGCGATCAGTTCACTGTTGGTGGGCTGGAACGTGGTCGATGACGACAAGGCGGCGTTGATCGCCGGCCTGGTGGTTGCTATGGCTTCGCCGCTGGCGGCTTACCCGCATGCTGACAACAATTTCAGGAAGTATCTGTACGGCGTTATCGCCGCTTTGCAGGCTGTGCTGATCGGTGTTGTCGGGTTGGTGGATTCGCCTGTGGTTGACCTTCTTGGTTCGGCTGCGGCGATCCTGGGCGGCATGGTGGCGTCTGCTAACACGACGACATCGACGGGTTTCGTTCCACCTCCTAAGTCGGTTCCTCCGCCTGCGCCAGCTCCGTCTAGGAGCTCACCTACAAGTGGTGGGTGGCGCGGTCTATGACGATGCAGATCAAGTCCGTTATCGCTGGGTGCGTAGGTCTGGTGTGGTTCGGCACTTACATGTTGAAAGGGATCAGACCTGAGATCGAGTTGGGTGTGGCACCTGATGCGTTGATGACCACCGTTGTGGGTTGGTGGTTCAACGAGAAGAGGAAGGAGGGCGATGCAGAAGAAGAAGAATGACTTGATGTCCCTGCTGTTCTTCATCGTTGGTTTGGTAGCTGTGGTCGATCTGGTTTTTGTTCAGGTTCAGCAGCAGAAGAACGAGTCCAACGCGAAAGAGAAGTTGGATTGCGTGGTAGAGGTTGTCGAAGGGGCCCAGTCAACCACCGGGTTTAACGCGGTGAGGGATGCGGCTCTTTTGAATTACCTACAAACAGGAAATCCCCAAGAGCTTCGGAGTGTGTTGGCGGCACCGCCGCCTCCTCTGTCCGATTGCGAAATAGCTTGGGATAAATGAGTGGAAGGAGTCGGGAGTGACTGAAGTGGAGTTACTCCCGGCCCCTCCTCATATCGTCGGACCTACCTGGCGCACCAGGACGGACGGCACATGGTTCCTGCCTGAGAAAACACTTGGGTGGGGTGTTCTGACGTGGATGGCCGACTACGTAAACACACCCGGCGGTCATGATGACCCGGACAGGTTGCGGCTTCTGATCGAGATGTCTGAGGCCGGCATCGTTGTAAGCGAGAACATGTTCTTGCCGACTGACGAGCAGGTGCGCCTGATGCTGTGGTGGTACGCGGTGGACGACCACGGACAGTACGTGTACCGCGAGGGTGTCATCCGCAGGCTTAAAGGCTGGGGTAAGGATCCGTTCGCGGCTGCGCTTTGTTTGGCTGAGCTTTGCGGCCCTGTATCTTTCAGTCATTTCGATGCCAACGGGGATCCGGTTGGTAAGCCTCGTAACGCGGCGTGGATCACGGTGGCCGCTGTTTCGCAGGATCAGACGAAGAACACGTTCTCTCTGTTCCCGGTGATGATCTCGAAGCGCTTAAAGGCCGACTACGGGCTGGAAGTTAACCGGTTCATTATCTATTCGGCGGTTGGTGGCCGCATCGAGGCGGCAACGTCTTCCCCGGCCTCTATGGAGGGTAACCGTCCGACGTTCGTCATTCAGAACGAAACTCAGTGGTGGGGCTCCGGCCCGGACGGCAAGAACAACGAGGGCCATTCGATGGCGTCGGTCATCGAGGGCAACATGACGAAAGTCGATGGGGCCCGCACCCTGTCTATCTGTAACGCCCACGTGCCTGGCACGGAGACGGTGGCAGAGAAGGCTTACATCGAGTGGCAGGACGTTCAGTCCGGCAAGTCTGTTGACACCGGCTGCATGTACGACGCTTTGGAAGCGCCGGCCGACACCCCTATCTCTGAGATCCCCTCCGAGAGGGAAGACCCTGCGGGGTTCGTTGCGGGTATCGCGAAACTGCGCCGGGGCTTGATGATCGCCAGGGGCGACTCGAAGTGGCTCCCTGTGGAAGACATCATCAAGTCGATCCTGTCGACTAAGAATCTGATCACAGAGTCCCGACGCAAGTTCCTGAATCAGGTCAACGCGTCTGAGGATTCGTGGATCTCTCCGCAGGAGTGGGATCGGCTCGCGAACGTGGGTAAAGAGTTTGCGCTGCAACCTAAGCAGCGGATCACGCTTGGTTTCGACGGGTCTAAGTCCAACGACTGGACGGCGCTTGTCGCGTGCAGAGTTGACGACGGGATGTTGTTCCTGATCAAGGTTTGGGATCCGAACAAGTACGGCGGCGAGGTTCCTCGCGAGGATGTGGATGCGACGGTCCGTTCGGCTTTCGAACGGTACGAGGTTGTCGCTTTCCGCGCTGACGTGAAGGAGTTCGAGGCTTACGTGGATCAGTGGTCTAGGGATTTCAAGAAGAAGTTGAAAGTCAACGCTTCACCTAACAACCCGGTCGCGTTCGATATGAGAGGTCAGCAGAAGAGGTTCGCTTTCGACTGCGAGCGACTCGAGGACGCTGTGATCGAGCGTGAGGTTTCGCACGACGGTAACCCGGTGTTGAGGCAGCACGTGTTGAACGCTAAGCGCCACCCTACGAACTATGACGCTATCGCCATTAGGAAGGCGACGAAGGATTCCAGCAAAAAGATCGACTCCGCTGTTTGTGCGGTGTTGGCTTACGGCGCACGACAGGACTACTTAATGTCAAAGAAGATCAGATCTGGGAGGGTGGTGGCTGTTAGATGACGGCACCTATGCCGGGTCAGGAAGAGATCTCGAACCCGGATGAGGTTCGGGAGGAGATGATTTCGGCGTTCGAGGATGCTTCTCGAGGGTTGGCTTTGAACACTTCGTATTACGAGGCTCAGCGCCGCCCTGAGGCTATCGGTGTCACTGTTCCTGTTCAGATGCAGTCTTTGTTGGCTCACGTCGGTTACCCGAGGTTGTATGTCGATTCCATTGCCGAACGTCAGGCTGTTGAGGGTTTCCGTCTTGGGGACGCTGATGAGGCTGATGAGGAGATGTGGAATTGGTGGCAGGCGAATAACCTTGATATCGAAGCTCCGTTGGGCTACACGGACGCTTACGTTCACGGCAAGTCGTACATCACGGTGTCGCAGCCTGACCCGCAGATTGATCTGGGTTGGGATCCGACTGTTCCGATAATCAGGGTTGAGCCTCCTACGCGTATGCACGCGGAGATCGATCCTCGTATAGGCCGTGTTTCGAAAGCTATCCGGGTTGCGTATGACGCGGCCGGCAACGAGATCCAGGCCGCGACTCTGTACACGATGAACGACACCTACGGGTGGTATCGGGCTGACGGTGAGTGGATGCCGTGGTTCCAGTACTCGCACGGCATGCAGGCTGTTCCTGTTGTGCCGCTGCCGAATCGGACTTTGTTGTCCGATCTGTACGGAACTTCGGAGATCACCCCTGAGCTTCGGTCTATGACTGATGCTGCGGCCCGCATCTTGATGTTGATGCAGGCCACTGCTGAGCTGATGGGTGTGCCTCAACGGTTGATCTTCGGCATTAAGCCTGAGGAGATCGGTGTTGATCCGGATACCGGGCAGACGTTCTTCGATGCTTATCTCGCCAGGATCCTCGCGTTCGAGGATGCGGACGGGAAGATTCAGCAGTTCTCTGCTGCGGAGTTGGCGAACTTCACTAACGCTTTGGATCAGATCGCGAAACAGGTTGCGGCGTACACAGGTTTGCCTCCGCAGTATCTTTCTACGGCTTCGGATAACCCGGCTTCTGCTGAGGCTATCCGGGCTGCTGAGTCCAGGCTGATCAAGAAAGTTGAGCGTAAGAACTTGATCTTCGGTGGCGCTTGGGAAGAGGCTATGCGTCTTGCGTGGCGGATGATGAAGGGCGGCGATGTGCCGCCGGACATGATGCGTATGGAGACGATCTGGCGTGACCCGTCCACTCCGACGTATGCGGCTAAGGCTGACGCTGCCACGAAGCTGTACGGCAACGGCGCTGGTGTGATCCCGCGTGAGCGTGCCCGTATCGACATGGGGTACAGCATCAAGGAGCGCGAGGAGATGCGCCGCTGGGACGAGGAAGAGGCCGCGTTGGGCTTGGGCTTGATGGGCACGATGTACTCGATGGACGGTGAGACTCAGGCTAAGCCGGGGTTGGAAGCTAAGCCTGTCCAGGCGCAGATCGGTCAGAAGGGCAAAGCCCCTGAGGAGGTTCAGCCTTGACGGAACCCATGAAGACGATGGAAATAACCATCACACGGATCATCAACCCGGACGGCCAGTTCGGGTTCACCGTGAACACACCTGAGCGTTTCTCTTTCATCGAGACGTTGGGTTTGTTGTCTGCGGCGCAGTGGCAACTGTACGAGCAGATGACAAGGCTGTACGGGTCAGGTAGTGAGTCCTGAGGAGTACGCGGCGGCGCAGTTCGCTATAACGTCTGCGCTGGCCGCTTACATCAGACGTGTTTCGACGTTCTTCATCAGTCCTTCGTTGACGGTGAGGGATTGGTTGGGCTTCTTGAAGTTGATCTTCCCTGAGGTTCAACTGCGTTACACGCAGTCCGCTGAGTTGGGTCGCAGGTTTTACGACGATCAGCGGAAGAAGCACCACCCGGAGTTGCTCCCCAACGAGAGGTTGCTGTCGGAGCTTAAGTTCGAGTGGTTCGTTCAGAACATGGAGCCGGCAAGGAAGTCGATGTCGCAGGCCGAGTCGCCTACATCTGCTATCTCCAAAGTTGCTTTGTCTGCTATCCGTGAGGTCGAGATGGCTGGCCGTCGCCAAATTATTGGTGCGGTTAAGAATGATCCGGCAGATGTCCTACAGGGCTGGGCCAGGGTTGCTACCGGGCGCGAAACATGCGCTTGGTGCCTGATGTTGATCTCGCGTGGTGTCGAGTTGAACCACAAAGGCAATTTCGCTTACGGGGAGGCCGCTTCGGCGGGCATCAACCTCGATGACGAGACGGCGCTTGACTTGTTCAACGACGCGGGCGGTGATCCTGCTTTGTTCCTGAAGAACCTTCGGGAGGACAGCAAGGAGAACGTCGAGGAGTGGCACACGGGTTGCGACTGCATAGCGGTGCCTGTGTTCGACTTGCAAAATTGGGTTGGCCGGGATCAGGCGCGTAGGGCGCTGGATCTTTGGATCGACGCCGGCAATGAGGCTTCCGAGCTTATTGAGTCTGGGAAGTCTCGCACTAAAAATGTGAGCACGGAGACGCTTAACGCTCTCCGCCGCCGCCTCGATAGAGGCGAAATATCAATGTCCAACTACGCGTTCGCTGCGTAGTCCCGAACCCCTGGTGGGTTCACTATTGCCCAGGAGGCGAAATCAATGTCCGACAACACCGTTAACGAGAGCACCCCACAGGTGGAGGCCCAGGCGGCTCCCGAGAAGCCTTTGGAATCGCAGCCGAAGATGTTCGATGAGGCGTACGTCAAGTCGCTTCGTGATGAGGCTGCGGCAGCTCGTGTGGCGAAGAAGGACGCAGTTGATGCGGCTGTCAAAGCCGCCAGCGATGCCCATCAGGCGGAGCTGGCTTCGAAAGACACCGCGTACACCGAACTGCAGGGAGAGTTGTCCGCTGCGAAGATTGAGCTCGAGAAGTTGTATGTGACTATCGACGCCAACGTTCCCAGCGACAAAGTTCGTGCGTTCGCCGGAATCTTGCAAGGCTCCGACACCGAATCCATTACGGCTTCGGCTAAGTCGGCGTACGAGCTTGCCGGCGGGTTCGCCACGAAGAGCCCTGCGTTCGATCCCACCCAAGGGTTCGGGGGACGCGATCCGCTTCCCCTTAACGGTGACCCGATCCTTCAGGCGATCAAGAACGCCGTAGGACTCAAGTAACTCATAAGGAGTAAAAATGGCTGCAGGAACCGATTTTCCTGTAAATCACGCTCAGATCGCCCAGACGGGCGACACCATGTTCCAGGGCTACCTGGAGCCGGAGCAGGCGGCTGACTACTTCGCTGAGGCGGAGAAGACATCCATCGTTCAGCGGTTCGCCCGGAAGGTTCCTATGGGAACCACCGGTCAGAAGATCCCGCACTGGGTTGGCGACGTGTCCGCTCAGTGGATCGGTGAAGGCGACATGAAGCCGATCACCAAGGGCGACATGACTTCGCAGACGATTGCCCCGCACAAGATCGCGACGATCTTCGTGGCATCTGCGGAAACCGTCCGTGCGAACCCGGCGAACTACCTGGGCACCATGCGTACCAAGGTCGCTACCGCTTTCGCGATGGCGTTCGACAACGCTGCGCTGTGGGGCACTGACAGCCCGTTCCCGACGTTCATCAACCAGACCACCAAAGAGGTTGAGTTCGTTGATCCTTACGACGCTTTGGGCGTCGAGGGTCTGGGCTTGCTCGTCAACGACGGCAAGAAGTGGACTGCGACTCTGCTGGACGATTCGGCTGAGCCGATCCTGAACGGTTCGAAGGATCTGAGCGGCCGTCCGCTGTTCCTCGAGTCTACCTACACCGAGCAGGTGGGTGCGATCCGTGAGGGCCGCATCCTGGGCCGTCCGACTATCCTGTCGGATCACGTCAAGGCCGGCGAGGTCGTGGGCTTCCAGGGCGACTTCAGCCAGATCATCTGGGGTCAAATCGGTGGTCTTGCATTCGACGTTACCGATCAGGCGACTCTGAACCTGGGCACTACTGCCGCCCCGAATTTTGTGTCGCTCTGGCAGCACAACCTCGTGGCAGTCCGAGTCGAGGCCGAGTACGCGATGCACGTGAACGACCCTGAGTCGTTCGTCCGTCTCGTTGGTGAAGTCGCTGCCCCGAAGGCACCGGCCGTTCCGCCGAAGACCCAAGCGGAGCCGACCGTTGTGAAGGCACCGGCCCCTAAGGCTGCTGCTAAGTAAGGCTGAGGGCGGGGAGCCGATTGTGGCTCCCCGCCAACACCTTAGGGAAAGGACAAGTTATGGCTTACGCGACTTCTGAAGACGTTATCGTCCTGTGGGCTAAGGTTCCTGAGCCTGAGGTTATCGAGCTGATCGAGCGGCGTCTTGATCAGGTTGAGCGGATGATCCGCCGCCGCATCCCCGATTTGGATGCGAGGGTTGCGGCTTCGGAAACGTTCAAGGCTGATCTGATCGACGTTGAGGCCGACAGTGTTTTGAGGTTGGTGCGTAACCCTGAGGGTTACATCTCTGAGACTGACGGCGCTTACACCTACCAGTTGAACGAGGATCTGTATTCCGGCAAGTTGCAGGTGCTGGATGAGGAGTGGCAGATGTTGGGTGTTTACAGGCTTTCTCGCATGTCCACTATCACTCCGCTGTTTGTGATGCCGACATGAGCTACGACCCTAGTGACGCCCAGCCGCCTGGCCCGTATCCGGAGGAGTATCCGGCTGCGAGGCCGGAAGATGTCGCCCCTTACCGGTGCGATCACGAGGTTCCTTTCTGCCGTTGCGCCCACGATTGGCGCATCCACTGGGGGAACTTGCCGAAGAGAACTCAGGCGAAAGCCACCTACGTTACGGGGGTTTGATGAGTCTGCTGGATACGGGTGCCCGATACCAGGATGTTTTGGTGTACCCGGAAGAGATGATCGTTGATTCGGACGGCAACAAGTTCACCCGCCCGTCGAAGGTTCCGATTAAGGCTATCGCCCGACTTCAGGTAGCGAACCAGTCGGGCACGTCTGCGCGGCGTGCGGAGCAGGACAACGAGGGCTTCGAGACGGAGAAGGTGTATCGGATGCGGTTCCCGCGTTCGTTCACCAGTGATCACGGGATCTTGGGCGCTCAGTCTCAGATCGTGTGGCGTGGTCAGCGTTGGGCTTTGTTCGGTGATGCGACGGTGTATGAGTCTTCGCCTGCTTTGGCTCGTGTGGATTACACGATCAAGAGGTTCTGATGGCGACTGTCTACGCTATCGCTAACAAGGCGGCTGCCCGTCACCGTGAGACTATCGCGGCTGTGCGCCGCGAGAACCGGATGGTCGAGGGCAGGGCACGTTCTAATCTGAGGCAGGCCAACGACACTTCGCGTATCACGCTGAAGGATTACTTCCCAGCTTTCATTGAGACTGCTGAGGAGTTGCCTGACTGTTTCACGATCATGGCTGCGCCTAACGCTATGGCGCTCGAGTTCGGCCACGCACCTTCAGGTTTCTTCGCGGGCACTAACACTAAGCCGCCTGACCCTGAGTACATCTTGATCCGGGCCGCTTACGGCGGTCACACGATCTACTAGGAGGTTGCATGGCTCTCGTGCCACGCGCACAAGAGGTCGTTGTGCCACTTCTACGTATGGATGATCGCCTTAAGTGCGTGAAGATCACTACGTGGATTCCAGATATTGATTTTCGGGAGTTCCCGATCATCAACGTGCGTCGGATCGGTGGGATCAGGAATCCTGAAGGGCCGACTTTGCATTCTCTCCCTGTGATTGAGATGACAGCTTTCTCGAACAGGAGTCTTATCGAATGCGAGGAGCTGTATGAGACAGCTCTAGAGGTTTTGTATGACGCTGTGAAGTACCAGACCTTAACTGAGGCAGGGCATTTGCAGTCGATTTACGAGACTATGGGTGCTACCCAGTTCAGCTCCCTGTTCCAAGATTCCTGGCGGGTCCAGGGTCTGATCCGGCTCTGTGTTCGCAGGCCACGAGAATTACTGAATCAACCGAAAGGTGTAGCCAACTAATGGCACAAAATGATGATGCGGTCTTAACCGCTGCAGTCGGGTACGTGTACGTCGGAGATGTTGGCGCTGAGCCGCCTTCCCCGGCTGATCTCACTGCCCTTGAGCTGTCTGATCCGTCTAAGTGGACGGTTTCTGGGTGGAGCAGTGTGGGCCACACGAGCCGGGGAACGCTTCCGGAGTTCGGCTTCGAGGGCGGCGAGTCCGAGATGAAGGGTTCGTGGCAGAAGAAGAAGCTTCGCGAGGTGCAGGCGGAAGATCCGGTCGATTACCTGACCGTGGTTCTGCACCAGTTCGATGTGGACTCTCTGTCGCTGTACTACGGCCCCAACGGCTCTTCTGAGCCGGGTGTGTTCGGTGTGAAGTCGGGTGTTTCGCCTTCTGAGAAGGCTGGCCTGGTGGTCATCGAGGATGGGGATGTCCGTCTTGGGTTCCACTTCCACAAGGCTTCGGTGAAGCGCGACGACAGCATCGAGCTGCCGATTGACGACTTCGCTTCGCTGCCTGTTCGTTTCACGTTCCTCGACTACAACGACGAGGTTCTGTTCTCGTGGATCAGCGAGGATCTGTTCAACCCTTCGGTGCCGGCTCCTCTGGATGCGAAAGTAGATGAGGCTCCTTCGAAGCCTGTCGCTGCTGTCGCTGAGCCTGCTGTGGTTGCTTCCCCAGCGCCGAAGTCCACGAAGGCTTAGTCCTTCGCAAGAACCGGGAGGGGCCCCTGCCTTGGCGGGCCTCAGGGGCTCCTCCCTATTTTTTCTAGGTCCGCCTAGGCCCGCCAATAAACTTTCAACGAAAGAGGTCCGCTATGTCTAACGTTTTCACTCTTGATGCGCTCCGCGAGGAGACTATCCGCCGCTACTCCCCTACAGAGGTTGATTTGGGCGACGGTGACTCCGTGGAGCTGAAGAGCATCCTCCGCCTTGGTGAGAAGGACCGTAAGGCTGTCCTCGATGCTATCGAAGAGATCAACGATATCGAGTACGACGACGAAGACGAGGAGTTGGTCGCTGAGTGGGCTGACGCGGTTGTCGACTCGTGCGCGAAGGTGTTCCGTGTTGTTGCCAGCTCACCGAAGAAGCTGATGTCCCGTCTGGATCACGAGGATCCGGCTATCCGGGCGAACTTGTACACGGCTGTTCTGTCGCGTTGGGTTGGTGAGTCGCAGTTGGGGGAAGCAAAGCCCTCGCCGGCCTGATAGATAAGCACGGCGAGGCTATCCTCTCCGATCTTCTTCTCTACTACGGCGTGGACTTGAGGGATTTGTTCTCTTCGGAGAGCCCGCTGTCTCCTCGTTACGTTCTGTCTCTGATCTTGCACCTACCTAACGATGGCGCTTTCTACGCCTCTAGGAGGGGCGGTCAGGAGTTCCGGGGCTGGGATGTGGATCGGTACGCGTTGGTGTCTCTGGTGAACGCTCAGCATGCAAATAACTACATCCTGACGATGGTTAACCGTGATCCGAAGAAACCGAAACCTAAGCCGCCTGAGCCGTTCCCGACTCCTGGCGTTAAAGACAAGCCTAATCCTAAGCCTGGTTCGTTCGCTCTTGTGGCGGCTTCGATGATGGCGGCGCAGAGACGAAAGAGGGAGTTGTTCAATGGCTAATAAAGGCGGCATGGCGACGGGCATCGAGGTTGCCCGGATATCCGTCAAGGTTAGCCCTGACACCCGCAGGTTCCGCAGCGAGCTGATGGCTCAGCTTAAGGATATCGAGAAGTCCGCGAAGATGACCGTCAAGGTCGACGCTAAGACGGACACCCGTAAGGCTGAGGCGGCGCTGGCTAAGGCTTCCGTCGACCGCAAAGTCAATATCAAAGTCGATACCGATAAGCCTTACAAGAAGATATTGAAGCTTCGAGCGGAGCTGAAAGGTTTCGTTCGGGGCCTGTCCGGTAAAGCCGGGACAGTAGATATCGATGTTGATAAGCCTATCGGCAAGCTGGCACGTTTGCGTGCGGAGCTTGCGGGTTTCAAACGTGGTCTGCTTGGCAAGGCCGGCGTTGTCGATATAGACGTTAACGTCAACAAGGATAAGCTTGAGCAGAACGTTGTTGAGGCCACTAAGTCTGCAGCTAAGTCGGCTAAGAAAGCTGCTGCCGAAAGCAAAAAAGACGAAGACGAAATCGACTGGGGAATCCTTGGCGGTGGTGGAAAAAATAGCTACCCGAGTTTCGGTACGGGTGTAAACCCCGCCGGTTACGCAGTCATCCTGGCCGGGATCATTGCCTTGGCAGCACCTCTGCTAGGTCTGATAACAACAGCTCTGTTGACTCTGCCGGGTTTGATCTCTCTGCTGCTAACACCTATCGCCGCTTTAACCCTTGGCATAGAGGGGTTTAAGGAAGCGGCTTCTACTCTGTCGGAGCCGTTCAAAGAACTCAAGGACGTTATGTCCGCTGAGGTCAAGGAACAGTTCACCCCGGTGTTCGAGTCGATGCGGGATATCTTCCCTGTTCTGAAGAGCGCTCTGCCTTCTGTGACTCAGGGCCTCGCTGACATGCTTCAGGGTGTTACGGATGCGGTCGTTGACCCTCAGAACTTGACGATGATCGAGGAGACGGTCAGGGGTATCGGCGCTGCTTTCACGGCTGCGGCTCCTGGTGTCCGTGACTTCACCAGCGGGCTGATAGAGCTTGCACGTGATTTCACTACGGATGCTTTGCCTGGGATCGTTGAGTGGTTTAACGGAGCTGGGGCTAGCTTCAAAGAGTGGGTCAGCGGCCTGGACTTGAAGACCGCTTTCGCCGGCTTGGGTGACGTTCTGCAGGTGATACTGGGACTTCTGGGTGACCTTGCTAAAGCGGGCATGGAGTGGATCCAAGACCCGTCTAAGGTAAACGACTTCAAAGACGGGTTGCAGTCCGTCGCTGATGTTTTGAAGAGTATCGCTGATCTCTCTGCGACGTTGAACGACTTGTTCAAGAACATGCTGCCTGATCTTTCTTGGGAAGGATTCAAGAAAGACTTCACAGAGCCTTTCACTTCTGAGGATGCCGGTTGGCGGGATATCTTCAACAAGCCTAAGGAGCCGGTCAGCGGCGGCGTAGACGGCGGAACCAAAGCGCAGGTTGATGGTGTCACTAAGTCCATCGAAGCGGCGGGTGCCGCAGCCGACGCTAACCGCCCGAAGGTGGATCAGCTACTAGGTGTTGGCAGCGCGGCGGGTGTCCCGTTGGACACGACTGCGATGGCCGCAGAATCACAGCCTAAGATCGAACCGCCGAACACAGAAGAAGCTTCCGCGAAGCTTCAGGAGTACAACCAGCTCGTTGACGATACGGCAGCGAAAGTTAAAGCTTCCCTGTCTGAGTCGATGGGCAGCGGTGACGCTGTACCTCCGCCTGATCTGTCTGCGTTCAAGGCTGGGCTCGATCAGCTACCGGGGTTGGCTAGCCAGGCTATGGCTAACGTCGCTGTCTCTTTCGCTAACGGAATCCAGGGGATCGTGTCCGCGTTGGACGCGGGCTCCCAGGCGATCCTGGCTATCGTCACGGCGTGGCCTGCGATGATCACCGCAGCTTTGTCTTCGATGAACGCTATCGGCTTCGCGGCCGGCATGCAGTTGGCTGCTGGTATGGCGGCGGGTATCGCCGCAGGGCAGTCGTATGTGATCACAGCCGCAGTCGGCATGGCTATGGCAGCCAAGGCTGGCGCTGAGGGCGCTCTTGGTATCAAGTCGCCTTCCCGCGTGTTTATGAAGATCGGCGGTTACACCGCTGAAGGTTTCGGTGTGGGTATGGAGAAAGGTTTCGGACCTGTCCTGGCCCAGGCTAAGGACATGGCGTGGAAGATCTCCGAAGCTTTCGCTAACGGCACCGACCCGACTGATGTGATCAGCGGCATGGGCGGCAAAGAGGTCAGCCGCGTCGGTAAAGCGTTGGCCCTTGAGGCGAAACGTCTTGAGGTACAGGCTAAAGCTTTGACCTACCAGTCGAAGATCACCGGGGACGAATCTTTGAAAGCTCGAGCTGAAGAGCTGCGTATGCAGAAGGAAGGCATCGTTCTGCAGAAGGAGATGCTGGACCTCACCCAGGATTACGCCGACTTGAGCGGCGAGGGGAAGTTCTCTGAGTCTCCTCTGGGTGAGGCTGTCCAAACGTTGATGAACATGCCGCAAGATTTCCTTGGAGCTATGGGCGAACAGGTCATGTCCGATTTCGGTATCCAGGGCGGCGGTGCTTTGTCCTCGATAGCGGACTACGGCATGGGGTTGGCTAACAACTTTGTGTTCAACGTGCAGAACCTTGACGAGGCTATGGCAGTTCACCAGAACCAAGTCAACAAGCAAGGTATGGGAGTTGTTGGAAGGTGAAGTCGAAGACTGTCGTTGAGCTGGAAGGTGCGAACGGGGAATGGTTCAACCTGACCACGGGTGACCGTGGGGTGTATCTGGCTACCGACCCGAAGGGTGCGTTCTTCGACCCTCCGGTGAAGTCGGTGTACGAGGAGCCCGGTAACTATCCGGGCGCAAGGTACTTGAATCACCGTGTTCTACGCCGAGACATCGTCTTCGGCGTGGAGATCCTGAACGACTCCCGGTTCGGCCCTAGCTCGTGGATGTCCCGCGACAGCGAGTGGCGTAAAGCTTGGGCTTACGACCGGGATTGCAAACTGCATGTGACGACGGAGGAGTCCGGCACCCGCTACTTGAGGTTGCGGCTGCTGGAATCCCCGGACGTTGAGATGGTTCACGAACCGCAGATGCTGTCGATCAACCGGACGGTGATGACGTGTGTGGCCCAGGATCCGTTCTGGTATGAGGATGACGTTGTTTTCACGGCGGTGACTAAGCAGGACACTTCGTTCGACCCGAACGAGATTCAGTTGCCTTGGCCTTTCCCTCAGGAGGAGCTGCCTACTGAGCGGCTGGTGATCGAGGTTGGGTCTAACGGCTGTCACCGTCATCTGAATCCGACTGATCAGTACATCTTCCCGAAGTGGACGATCCCTGGTTCTTCGTTCCCACCTGCTGAACCGTATGTGCCGGGTGTGCCGTGGTTGGGTGCCCCGCAGTCGAGGCAGACTATTTGGACTGTCCCCGACTATTCGTTCGAGGATCCTCAGCTCGCGAACCGCAGGGTTCGCATGCCCGGTCTTATCGGCGGTCTGCGTACGGAAGAGGTTCAGAACTTCAACCTCGACGGCATCGTTGGTTCTGGCACGTTCACGTTGACTCACGATGGTGAGACGACGGGTAACCTGCCGTGGAACGCTTCTACCGGCCAGGTGAAGGCTGCCCTGGAGGCGTTGGCGGGCATCACTTATGACGACGTTGATGTCACTCGCGGGGCGTCTACCCGCGAGGTTCAGATCCTCGAGTTGCATAAAGCTACCGGAGGCACGTTCACACTGAGTTTCGGTGGTCAGACAACCCGGCCTATGCCGTTTAACGCTACCGATCAGCAGGTCGCTGGCCGGCTTGTTGAGTTGCCTTCTGTGGGGTTGTTCGACGTTGTGGTTCAGTCGAAGATCAGCAACGAAGTTCAGGTTTTGCAGTTGACTGGTGAGCCTACCGGCGGAAACTTCACGTTGACCTTCGACGGTCATACCACTCCGCCGATTCCGCATAACGCTTTGGAGTTGAATGTGAAGGCGGCGTTGGCGACTCTGCCGAACATCGAGTTGACCGACATCGAAGTGACCAGGGAATGGTTCAAACCGTATGCGCCGTATGAGATCCACTTCGGTGCTTTGTTCTCGAAGTACCAGGGTGTGGATGTTCCTCTGATCACGGGCAACCCGGATGGTCTTACGGGTGGCGCGGCGATGGACGTTGTGGTCACGGCGAAGAACGAGGGTTCGCGCCCGTACACGATCAAGTTCGGCGGTGCCCGCGTTGGGCAGAACGTGCCTGAGCTTGTGGTGGATGGTTCGTTGTTGACTAAGAATGACCCTGAGGGCCCTGAGATCCAGGCTTCTGTGCGGACTGATGTTCCCGGCTCGTACCCGTACGTGGTGCGTTACCGAAACAACTGCGCGGGTATCAGTTACCCGCTGCTGATTGTTGACACAGCTAAGTTGACTGGGTTCGGTGAGATCGGTTCCCGCGTTTGGAAGACGGTGGAGGGTAAGACCGCCCCGGCTGAGAACTGCGTGATCGATGTTGATCCTCGTGTGGAGCAGGTTGTGTCGGAGTCGGGTTCGTCTTTGTGGGCCCGCATGAACGGTGTCAGGTTCAGGCATCCGATCCCACCGTACACAGGTTCGGCCACGTTCCTTCTGGATGTGTCTGGTTGTGTTCCTGGTCAGATGGTGACGTTGCGTTTGCCGCGCCCGTGGTCGCGTCCTTGGGGGCTGGAATGACGTTTGTGGTGAAGCTGTTCGGGTTGATTCCTTTGTTGACGGTGGAGCTTTCTGGGCACGACTTCTTCGAGGTTGAGGAAGATGATGAGGGTCCGAATATCGAGGGAGGTTCTGCCCACGACTTCGAGCGGGATTCTTGCCCGTTGAGCCCCACTTCCCACCACGAGTGGGAGTGGGAAGATAAGGGAAGGTTCGGTTTCGCGTGAGTTTAACTACCCTTGAGGATCATCGTCGGGTTTGGAAGTTCGCTTCCGATAGGAAGGATCGCCGGGAGGCGGAGCGGCTGCGTGTCCCTCATGTTCGTTTGTGGGACGGCGACTACGTGCTGCGCGGGGTTGCGTCTGGTTGGCGTGAGCTTGAGTTCGAGTTCATCGAGAACGATGTGGGCACTGCGTCTTTGACGCTTCCGGTTGATCATTATCTGGCCCAGTGGGTGTTGGATCACAAGGGTCGTTTCAAGCGGAATGTTCACATCACGATTGATAAGCAGGGCTCGAGGTGGGCCGGCCGGATGGACAACTACAAGGTTGTCCGTTCGAAGGATGGCGATGCTTATGTGGAGATCTTTTTTCTGCATGATCTCGAAGAGGCTAAGCACATCCTGTGCTGGAGTAACCCATTTCTGATTCCGGAATTCCAGTTCCCTAAACTGTGGATAATTTTCGGGCCGGCGAAGTGGTGCCTCCTCACCACGCTTTTCGTGAACATCCTCAGGCTGGAAACAAGCCTGTGGACCCTGCCAGATAATCCCTTGGACATCACAGAGTGGATGGGGCCCAGCTTCTGGCCAGGGTACTGGCGGCAGATCGTCAAACCGTTCCCTCTGTTCGGTGACAACACCAACCTGACGGTGATCTTCTCAAGGTTCAAACCGTTCTACGAGCTCGCCAGAGATGTTCTCGAGGACGCCCAGCTTTCGCTTACGTGCCGCAGATACATCCACGAAGACGACACCCACCCGTTCAGCGATCTCTCCGGGGAGCTGGACATAGGCATCATCGAAGACCTGGCCACGCTGATCCCCCTGAGGAACGGCTGCCTCGTCTGGGACATCGTTGACAGGTCAGGCTGGGGAACCGAAACCGCTTTCGGCGGTTCGCTTCTCACCGGGCTCGTCAGGGCTGTTGTGAGCATTGCTTCGGACGGCACGACCGAGAACATCGACGTGATCCGATCAGACGCAACGTTCCCAGGTGACTACTACATACCCGACTACAGCGGCACACGGCCTTCAGCGCCGTGGGTTGTTTTCGAGGAAGGTAAGTTCACAGGCATCCAGTCTTCGGAGTTCATCTACTACGAAGCAACGGACAATTCCGTTGTGCTGGGCGGAAAGTCAGCTCCGGGCGTCAACGAGGGCATATCCACGGCGGTAAACATGGCCGGTGATTACCTGACCTCGATCATCAACTCCGCGTTGGCTGCGGGCGGCGCTTTCGGCACCGCCATCGACCTCCCACCGCTGGGCGGTGTTATGGACTCTGTGGCGAAGATTTTCTACGAGGACGTTTTCGCCGCGTTCAACCAGTTCCCCTCCACCCGTGCGGTTTCCGCACCTATGCCTATCGCAGGTTTGGAGGAGCAACCGACGAGTTCCGGAGACTTCCACTACTACGAGGGTTGGGGTGAGGGCGCTGACCGCGCCTACACTATCTCCGCTTTGGCTGCTGCCAGAAGTAAGTTCTGGGAGACGAGGGCCAGGACAGCTCACACCATCGAGGTGGCTGACGCCGCACCTTACTACGTGGGTGATAACGGACAGGGTGACTTCTGGTTGGGTGACCGTGTGGCTGTGTCGGTGTTCGGATACCCGGAACCGGACGTGCTGTTCGTTGAGCGCGTCAACAAAGTTAAGTACCGGTGGGGTAAAGACGGGCCTTCTGGTTGGACGTTCGAGATCGGCCGGCGTGAGCCGAAAGATCCTGCTATCAAAGCGTTCGAGAAGATCCGGGACATCAACGAGTCGATATCCCAGCTTGGTGTTTGGTAACTAGAAAGGCTCGCCATGATTCCCACTAAAGAGCAGGCTGACCTGAGCAACCCGGAGGAGCATTTCCTTTGGGCGCTCAGGAATATGCCGACCTTGGCTGGTTCGGGGATGGTTACACATCCCGGCTTCCTGAGGCAGTGGTCTGCCCATCTGTGGGCTTGCGGTTTCGCTCACCGCGACTACTTGGAGGGGCTTGCTGACGAGGACGGAAACATCCACGTCAGTAAGCTTCCCAAGCAGACGATCAAGTTTCAGCCCGCTGTGCGCGGGCCTAGGCACGGGTACAACAACGCTGCCCGCTGGGTGCCTGATGACACCCCTGACCCTCAGCCGATCAACCTGCCTGATATCAGGCAGTTGACTGTGCAGGAGAACGAGATCATGTTGCAGCAGTATCGTGCGGCGGGGATGATCCCTGTTGCTACCCGGCAGCATTCGAGGGCTGAGGTGGTTGAGTGACTACACCTAACCAGGGTGCCCCTGACGGTTCGGTGACTGTCGGCGGCGGTCAGTTCAACTACGGTCAGACCGTTGACGAGAACACGTTCAAGGCCGGGTTCCTGTTCGAGCCGCCCACCGATCTGGTTGGCGCGTTGGAGCTGCTTCCGGTCATTCTGTCTCAGCTCCCTGACGGGTCTATGCGGCCGTGGCAGTTGTGGCTTGGTATGACTGATTCGTCGTTGGTGAACGGCGAGGTCCAGGGCGAGTTGAATGACTCGCTGCTGACTAGCCCTTTCCGCCAGTTGATGGACGACATCACGAACACGTTCTTCGGTGGCACTACCTACAACCTGACTTCTAACGGCGATGTTTTCGCCGCGTTGAACCGGGCGTACAACACGTTGCAGGAGCAGGCTAAAGCGTTCCTGAAGTTGAGCGTCCGCACAGACGGGACTGTGTCGAAGGGTGAGGCTTACACAGTCGATTTCACAGGCTTGGACACCGTGGAGGAGTCCGGGTTCGAGGTCACCTACAGCGGGGCTGGTGCTTCCACCCTCGAGGTGATCGACGGTGTGGCGCAGTGGAGGGTGGAGGACAGGCTTCCTCGCGATGCGATGGTCGTGTACAGCCGTGAGACGGAGACTGACTTCCAGTCCGTTCGTGGCACCTTGTCGGCTCCTCCGCAGCCTTCTACGAGCCAGGGTGAGATCCCCCAGTTTTATGCGTTGAGCCGGGTGAGCCCGGACCGTCAGAGCTTTGTGTGGGCTCGAGCTTATTCGAAGGGCTTGGGCCTGTACTTCGCTGATGTCGGCTGCACCGTGGACGGCTTTGAGCGGACTTGGGTCACGGGTGTCCCACTGAAGTGGTCGTTGAACCTGAGGTTCGACGCAGGGGTGGGCACTAACCCACGCGAGTACCAGTTGTGGTCTGGTTCCACGGTTGTGCTGTCGTACACCGAGGAGGGTTCGTTCTCTGCGCTGTGCGATGCGGGGCATGCCAGCGACTCCGATCACACAGACGAGTGTGTGAAGTACCGGGGTTGGGGTGCTATCGCAGAGCTGCGTGACGGCAGGGACTCAGGACGGGTTGACGCTACCGGGGTGGTGGATAACACCCCGCTGACTGTTGTTGGTTCGACAGCCCGGATGGCTCGTCTGAGCGACACCCCTGTCGCTTTCGAAGGCGGCAGCGCGTTGACACCTTTGCCTCCGGCGTTCTTCGATGAGGTGACTTACGAAAGTAAGGACATCAACGCGATCCCGTCTACGGGTGTGTTCTCGATCTCGAGGCCGAACACCTACGTTGTTAACGCCCGTGTGGAGTTGTCTGCAGGGGTGTTGTCGTTGTGTCATCTGCTTTTGCAGGCGTGCTACGACGGTGTCACGTGGGTGACTGTTCAGTACGGTGCGTCGTTGGTGCCGGGTGGTGGTGAGCCTTTGTCTGGTTCGTGGTTGCAGGCGATGCCGGCCGGGTCTGCGTTGCGTCTGGCGTACATCCAGGGTGGTGTGACTCTTCCTCTTCTGACTGGTGGCGCTGCTGGCGCTAAAACGTATTTCTCTGTGGCGGGTATCGGATCCGTCTAAGCAATCAAGCCCCTTGGCCTTAACTGGCTGAGGGGCTTTTTTGCGTTACTTCGATGTAGAAGTCGATCTGTGTGGTTTTGAGTATGAGGCGGGCTGTGATGCCCGCGTCGATGATCATTTTTCTTTTCTGCTCTGCGGTGGCTGTGGGCCACACGTCTGCGAACGTTTGTCCGGTTTCCTCGTAGGCCCATCCGGCTTCGCGGCTTGGGGTGGCTTCCAGCCTCGCTATCTCCAAATCCAGGGCTCTCATTTGCTCTGTGAGACGCGTACGCATGTGCTGTGAGGTCATCGTACCGACGAGCGCTGAAAGTTCCTCTACGGCCCTCTCAGCAGCCTCTAATTCGATCTGGTGATCCTCCGCAGGTACATACACCCGGTCCAGCACGGGTTGGTCACCGAACTCCTCGAGGAACGTGTCGAACACCAGCTTCTCCACCTTCGCGGCCGGGATGTTCCGGCCGTGCCTGTTCGGGCAGAAGTAGTAGCGGTACTCGCCGTGCCTCGCCGTCGCTTTGTAGCGTCGGCTGTACAACTGGTGATCACACACAGGGCAGAACGCGACACCGTGCATGACTGACACCCCAGCGGTGCGGGTCTGCACCTGCCTACGGGCAGCCACAGCCTTCTGCAACCGATCCCACTCGTCCTGAGTCAGGACAGGCTCAGCGTTGAGCACAGGCTGCCCTTTGCGGTCCCTGACGGTTCGGCCCTCGTAGGTGGCATGCCCCAGCAGGTACTTGGATGTCACCATGTTCCACACAGTCTGAGGCAGCATGCTGTGAGTATCAGCTACAACTGATACTGACTCCCCGTCACATATTTGGTCTACCACGCGACGTATTATGACAATCTCCGCAGGTGAGTGACCCAGTTTCCAGCCGCCCCCCTCGAGCGGCACAGGGGTGAACCCGAACGGGACGGTGCCACCCGGCCACCGGCCTTCCTCTAACAGCTTCCTGCGGGACGCTTTGGTGCGTTCCCGTATCGCTTCCAGCTCCCCCTCAGCAACCCCGGCGATGACGTTCGCCACCAACCTGCCCACCCAGTGCGACAGGTCGATCTGATCGGACACACAGACCAACGTTTTGCCGTGGTCGAGCATCCACCCGAACACCTTGTTCAGGGGGATAGCTCGCCGGCCGATCCTGTCCAGCTTCCAGGCGCACAAGATGTCCCACTCCGCTTCGCGGGACCACCACTGCTTCAGGGCCGGGGCTTCGAACGGGTCTACCGACCCGGACACGTCGATGTCCTCAGCCCACCCGATAACCTCGTGGTCGTTGGCGTCAGCCCACTGCTCGATGATCTCCCGCTGACGTGCAGCGGACGTTGATTCTTCTGTCAGGCGTGACAGCCTGATCCTCCCTAGTACACGCATTTTACAAAGCATACAGTCTGAGGTTTCAGAGCAGACGCTTTGTATAACGATTAGTTAGTCTCACTAACTAGTTTTTGGGCACAAAAAAAGGGGCCCCCCAGCCGGGTTTTCACCCGGCCAGAAGGCCACCTGAGATTGTTCGGGAGGCGGGCACTGCGGGGCTGAGCCCGCACCGAAACCCAGCCCTGTCAACAAACCTGCCAAGAACCCGAGCGACAGCCACGTCGCCACGGTGGCGCGGTAGTTTTGCCCGAAGTACATGTAGCTAGTCATCGTTCAGCCTTTCGGTGTATCCGGCTTCGCGAAGCATGGACTCAAGTTCAGCGATCACCGCGTCGGCCAACTCATCCCATTCGATAAATCCCGCCGCACGATCATTAGCCGTTTTCAGCGCGGCGGCGATGCGGTCACGCAGGTAGTTGTCACTCACCGTGTAGCTGTCCTCACAGATAGAACAAGAACACCCCGGCTGGTCACTCACAGATCGTCCTTCCCGCTGAGGAGTTGATACCAATACCCACCGAAATAACCAAACGTGGCTACCCCGGCGAGGATCAGAGCTGCTACGAGCGCAGTTATAGCGATCACTGTTCTTCCTCCTTGTGGTGACGGCCCTGCGTCCTGTCCCATCTGGTCCAGTAGTCCCGCAGGTTCCCTTTGTGCTCGCTGTACTTCTTCCACTTGAACTTCCCTCGATGCTTAGCCATCGAGATCGAACTCCAGTTGGTCATCCCAACCTTCCAGGGAATCTGCGTAACGCTGAGACAACTTCGTCGCCAGGAACCCGGCCACCAAAGTCACCGGGAACAAAGCGATCTTGTGCAACAAATTTTTCAACGGTCACTCCATTTCAAAATCAGAAACATCACAAACGACAGGGCAACAGTCAGCACAGCCCAGCCGGCACTACCCATGACGCACCCAAGGCGGGTCCGTGGAAAGGTTGTCCACGACCTTCCGAAGCTCCGCCACCTCAGACTCAAGCTCAGCGATTCGGCACTCGCGTGAATCCCGGTTGAAGTCGGCGGTGTCAGCCTCGTCCAGGGCGGAGTGCAACCTCCGCCACAGATCTGAGAAACACCCATGCACAGCCGTGAGGAAGTCCGAATCTGCCTCCGACATTCCGGAAGCGACAAGCTTCCGTGACTCGTCCTGCCCGACCGCGTACACGTTGAACCGGCCAGAGTTATCGAAGTGCTTCTCCGGCATCCAGAACCTGTCCTGGGCACCGGTCGTCTTACACCAGACCTGATACAGGTGGTCGAAGAAATCGCGGTCTTCCACTCAGCCCCCCAGGATCTCGCTGAGGCTGCGCTTACCCTCGATCAGCTCAGCCCTCAGCTCCCACGCCTCAGCGGCGGCAGGAAGCACAAGCCCGCCCGAAGCGCGGGCAACCTTCGCTGCGATACGCAGCTCCTCAGCGGTAATCGAATCCCAATCGCTCACATTTCCTCCTAGTAATCCGCGCCGTAGAGAGAACCCCACGAACGCATCCCAACCTCAGGGTCAGTCCCGATCAGGACTGGCCCCATCTGCTCAGCCATCAACCGGCCGATCTCAGCGGCACCCCGCTCTGCCTTCCCAGAAGGCAGAGAAGCGACGATCTCGTCGTGGATAGGTAGCCGCAAGTAAGGGGTGAACCCGGCCTCGTGGAGGCGGATCAGAGCCCTGCACGTAACGTCCCGGCTCGAGGACTGGATCATGTAGTTCAACGCGCTGTACGAGCGCGAAGAGTCCACAGGAAGCCGCCTGCCCACCGGGGTGATGATGTGCCCTGTGCGGACGGCCTCGCCGGCCAACCTCTTCGCGTACCGGGCCACACCCGGATACGTCTTAGAGAAACCGTCCAGAACCCTGCGTGCTGTTGGGAAGTCGATGTTCGCTTGCTCCGCCAACGTCTTTGGGCCTCCGCCGTAGACGGTGAGGAAGTTCGCCATCTTCCCAACCTTCCGGGTCACTGATGAAGCATCCGCCGTGATCTGGTGCAGGTCGTCGTTCGTCTCGAACGCCTGGATCATCGTCTTGTCCCCGGAGAGGGCAGCCAACACACGCAACTCCTGGGCCTGATAATCGACTGAGCAGATCGAATGCCCAGGTTCCGCAACAAAGCACCTTCTTACGAGGGAGTCTGACGACGGAAGGGTTTGAGCTGGGATACCCGTGATAGACATCCGGCTCGTCCTGGCCTGCAACGGGTTGATGAAGGTGTGACACCTTTGCTCTGCATCTCTCGCATCCAAAAATTTCCTCACCCACGTCTTGTTCCACTTCCCAAGCTTCTTCGCCTCCTCCACAATCGAGGCGAGCTCATTGCCCTCCTCGATAAGACGGCCCAACAACTCACGGTCCACACGACGCCGACCTGTGTCTGTGCGGCCGATACCGGTGACACCCATCTCCTCGAGCGCCTCAGCCACATCCTCTGTGGAGTTGACTTTCTCGACACCGAACTCCGCGAGTGCGTACGCCTCCCACAGCTCCTGCTCCGACCTCCAACTGTCGGACAACCCCTGCGCGTACTCCACGTCCAACAGGAAGCCCCTGCGGTCGATGTAGGAGCAGATCTCAGAGATCTTGTGCTCGTAAGGAACCAAGCCAAGAGACACATGGGGGACCAGCCTCGACAACTTCGAGCACACCCTGGCGGTGAACACCGTGTCCATACCCGCGTACGTCAGGTACTCCGGGTGGAACAGGTCGATCACCGACCAGATCTCAGACTTGGTGGTCTTGTGCTCTTTGGCTAGCTTCGTCATCAGACCCTTGACGTTCTCCGCTTGCTCCTTCGAGATGAACTCGCGGATAAGGTCTTCCAACGAATGGCCGAACCCTCCGGCCTCGTAAGGCCGGGGATCCGCCAACTTCGCCAGAATCTGGGTGTCCAGAATCTTCGGCCACAACTCCTCCATCTTGATACCGAAGCAACGGTCCAACACCTGCAAGTCGTAAGACGCGTTCTGCATGACGATCTTGTCGATCTGCTGGAACGTCGACTCGAGGATGTGAACCGACTTCGACTCCATGATCTCCACAGGAAGAATCCACGCCTCAGACTGAGTACCGAACTGAACAAGACGGCACTCGAAGGTGTCCGAGTAGATGTTCAGCCCGGTCGTCTCAGTATCAACCGCGATGCAACGCTTGTGAGCCAGGATGAAGTCGCGGAAACCTACCAGATCCTCAGGTGTCTCAACGACATTGATGGTCACTAGGTCACCTCCAACCTCATGCCGCAGCTCGATCATGCACCCTCCTAGTGGTAAAGACCGCGCACGATCCTCGAGATCGTGGCGGCGTTGACGCCGTAGTTATCCGCAAGGTCTTTCTGAGCCATGCCCTGACGGTGCGCGGCCCGGATCATCCGAACGTCGTTGTCGGTGAGTTTCGGCCTGTTGTCCATAGGCTTCGACTCGAGCTTGGCGACACGCTCACGCAGGTGCTGGTTCTCAGCGATCAGAGCGTCGATCTCCCTGACGAACTGTGTGATTGAATCCGTCACGGCAGGTCACCGTTCATCAGGTTTTCGTACTCTTCTTCGCTCACGTAGTAGAAGTCGATGACGTGATCCCAGTTGAACGTCCTCGAAGTACCGTCGCTGAAAGCGATGATCAGGACACCCTCCTGGGTGTCGAGGATCGGCTCACCAGTCAGCACTACGTAGCTGTCTTCGAGGTTGATGATCGTGGCACGTTGAGACATGAACCGCTTTCTGTTGGTGCGTGGAGGGCCGGTCGTCGTTGCCGGCCCCCCGGTGGGTGACAAGGTTCCTACTTGAGGAACTGCGCCTTGCACTGGCTTTCGCGAGGAGCGGTGCAAGAGAACAACGAGTAAGGCTTACCCGTGTTCTTGGCGACACCGGTCTTGAAGACCATCTCGCCGTGCGAGCAGAACCGCTTCTCCCCGCCCGGAGCTTCCTGCGACTGCTGCGGGGCGTAAGCAGGATTCGGTGGGGTGTTCTGCGGCGGCGGTGCCGCAGCCCCGTAAGAGCCTGCGTCGTACTCCTCGATCTTGCGGGAGTAATCCATCAGCTCCTTGAACGCCGGATCCTTGATGACCCGCAACCCGGTTTCAGCGTCAGGGAAACGAACAACCACCCAACGGTTCTGATGGGTGCCACGGCCCTTCAGGGTCAGCGAGAACTCCACACCGTCCTCACCCTGCGAGGGTTCCACAACCACTTCTTCCACGACGGGAACCTCCTTGACGTTGTCGTCGGGCATGCTGTCGAACGGATCTTCGTAGGACAAACTGGTACTACCTTTCACTTAACTGGACATGCGCCGTTGGCGCAGTTTTCATCGACACCGTCTTCGACGGCTTGAATCGCGGCAGCCTCGTACTCTGCCTTGGTGATTCGTTCGTAAGGTGCCTGCGGGAACGAAGCTTCAGGGAAGATCGTGGAGCCCTTGATCTTGCCTGCGTACTTCTGCAGCACCTCACCGACGTACTCAGCGGTGTACGCCTCAGGGTCGACGTTAGCCGTGAAACTCACGGCGTTGTCAGCCCAGTACGTCTGGTACATAGCCTGGAAGGCCACCAACTGATCCAACGTCAGATCGTTGGCTGCTTCCACCAACTCCTCGCCGGCCTGGCTGAAACGGTCAACCACAGCCTGCACGAGAGTGTCCTTCGTCGGGATGGAAACCACAGCCGTGTTCGGTGCGAACAGGTCGTCCTCCACGTCGTAGCCCTCGTCCACCATCCGCTGCAACGTCTCAGAGTCGGACAGCTTGTTGAAGCGAACCCGGCGGATGAAGTAGCGGGAGAAGATCGGGTGGATGCCCTCCGAAACACCGGCCAGTTTCGCCACCGTCCCAGTCGGGGCGATGGTGCGCTTCTTCACCGGGATCGGGATCCGAAGATCGTGGCAGATCTTCTCAGCGGCGAAGTCGACCTCGTCGGCAAGCTCAGCCAGGAACCGTGGGAACACGTCGCTCTCAGGTGCTTGCGAATACCGGTTACCTGACATAGCCAGGAACGAGGCCACACCGAAGTGGCCTACACCGATACGGCGGTTACGGTCCAGCACCTCGCGTGACTTCGGGTCACCGACAGCGGAGAACGTAGCCCTAACCAGGAACCGGGTGATCAGAGTGTGGGCCAGCCACAACTCCTCGATGTCGACCTGACCCAGATCATCGACAAACCCGGCCAGGTTCACGTGCCCAAGGTTGCACGGTTCCCATTCCTGAAGCGTGATCTCGCCGCACGGGTTGGTACACACGACAGGGTTCGGTTCGCCTTTGTTCGACAGCGACGAGTCCCACATACCGGGCTCGCCGTTACGGACAGCGCCCTCGCCCAGGTGCCGCATGATCTTCGACGCTTTCCACGCGTCACCCTGCTTGGCCTGATACCAGAACGTGTCATCGACCTCGACACTGATGTTCGTTGTCCAGTGCTCGCCGGACTCCGCTTTGCAGTGGATGAAGTCCTCGATCTGACGGTCAGCCCAATGCATGATCGCCATGCGTGCGCTGCGACGCACACCACCCGCCACCACACACTGGGCGATAGCGTGATCGACAGCCATAGCGTCCAGACCGGTGAGACGTGTCCCGGCACGGTCCGACAGCACCTCGCTGACCTTCTGCAGCATCTGGGCGAACGGCAGCGGGCCGGAAGCCTGCCCGCCGAACGTCTTCAGCTTCGCCCCGGCAGGGCGGATGCGAGACACGTCGTAGACGCGTTGGAAGTGGACGGTGCCGTCCCGGTAGTGGGTGTCGATCAGGTCGACCAGGGCTGCCGCCCAGCCCTCACGGCTGTCCTCGATGGCGTAAGCGCCGGACCACCCGGAGTCGTAACGGTCCGACAGCACACCGGCCTCTTTCATGGCCTGGTAGTCGACATGCTCAGGGTCACAGACGATGTGGACCTGCAGCGGGTGTACCACCGCGTTGTAATGCTCGAGGTACTTGTTGCTGTAGTTAGCACCAACCCCACCACCTTCCATCAACCTCATAAACGTGAATTGGAAGTGATCGGAGATCTTCTCAGGCCAACCGGAAACCCAGCAGTTGAAAAGGTGTTCGGCGTTGCGTACGCCGGACGCCCACAGGTGTCGGCCGGCTGGCAGGATCTTGAAGTCCAGCATCATGCGGATCAGGTCGTCGCGCTCGTTGTCGAGCTGGAACCGTTCGTCCACCAAAGCCAGGTTGCCGTCCACAACCCGCTTCACCGTTTCCGGCCACGTTTCCCGTGAACCGTCCGGCTTAACCCGGCTGTAGGTTCGGTTGTAAACCAGTTCGCCCGTTGGGCCCCAGGGGATGTCAGTCATTCACGCTCCACGATTCGATGTAGTTGTTGATGGCCTCGTCGGACAACGAGCTGGTTTGGTACTGCTCAGGCGGGCCGATCAGACCGGCCTGCTTCTTCGCCTCGTAGTAATCGTCATGCACCACAGGTGCTGAGCTTCCGATCACACCGTTTTTCAATCTCACTTATCTGCTCCGCAATACATTTCACGGTCCTCTTCGGACCAGTTGCCGATCAGCATCTGCTTCTCGTTCGGGAACAGCTCAGGGAAGATCTGGGCCCTGTAGAACTCAGAGCCGCCCATCCCGTTGAATGTTGAATCGAGCAAGTTATACATTTCCTTTCCCCTTGATGAATTGGTCCAGCGGCAACTCGAACAGCACTTCGTCCCGCAGCTCAGGGTTGTCGATGAGCATCAGCGCTATGTTCGCTGTCGGGTCTGAGTGGACGCCGCCCTGGCTACGGTTGCTGGGGTCTACCGGGTTGCGTAGCTTCGGCTTTCCGTTTCCGTGTCCTGCTGTCAGGGCGATGATGTTCACGTGCTCAGTGAGTGCTTTAACCGCCCTGGACAACTTCATGGCCGCGCCGCCCGACTTGTCAGGCACTTGCCCGTCTTCGTACCGAACCCGGATAGCTTCCGCGTAACCGGAATTCTTCGAACCCAAAGCGTCCATAGCAAAAGGCAAGATGCTTTCCAGGTATCCGTTTTTGCTCTTGCTGTCTAGCGCCGCCTTGACAGAGTCGGAAGAGTAGATCGTCCGGTGCTGGAACAAGTCCCTGTCTTTAGCTTCCTTAGACAGGATGTTGATCGCCTGCCTACGGGCGAAGCCAACTAGCTTCGCCTCAGACAGCTCCTCGAACTGCTTCTGAACATAAGGTCGTTCCAGATACCAGACCCACAGTTCGTTGCACAGTTCCAACGAGTCGATCTCAGACTCCCAGCCGACCAAAGCCTTGCGGGTGGCCTTCTCAAAAATCTTATTGATCATGGTGTGTGTCAAGTTTTAGACCTCCCAAACTCTGCCGTCGACCGAAAAGCGTCCGCCGACAATAGGAATCAGCTCTGGCTTCACGTGGTTGTTTTCGACTGTGAGCAATCCGAAACCTGACTGCCAGTTCGCCGTCGCGCCCTTCAGATACTGCGCAAGCTTCATGTTCATCAGATTTCCGACCTCCATAGACCACAACACCTTCTGGTTGCCGCCGTACCCCAACGTGTGAGGTTTGATGCCCTGGCGGTGCGTGTGGCCGATAATCACCGACGTGTTGAAACGCATCATGGCGTTGTACGCGGTATCAGATGCCCTCTGCGACAACCTGACCCCACCACGGTGACCGTGGGTGGAGATCCAGCCAGGTGCCAGCTTGTAGAACTCAGGCAGCACCGAAACACCGAACCCGTCGAAGTTCAACAGGTTCTCGAACCGGAACTGCTCCTCGTACTCCACCAAGGCCGGCGCGTACTTCGCCAGGTACTCGCGGGGACGCGAGTCGTGGTTGCCTTCGTGGACACCGACAGGGCCGTCGTAAACGGCCCTCAACGGCTCGAGGAACCGGCGCTTCGCCTGCTCGCTGTCCGGCTTGATACGCTGGGCGAACTCCTCAGCGGTGCCCTTAGTCCACCGCGACGGAGACGGATAATCCATCAGGTCACCGATATGCACCACCTCGTCCGGCTGAGTGTCGCCAACGAACTTGACAACCGCTTTGACCGCACGACGGTCATCGAAAGGGATCTGCGTGTCGCTGATAACGACGATGCGCTTAGCCATGCTTCTCCTTGAACGGGCCGTATGTGGCTGACGGGGCACCGACTACGGGGATCCACTCGACACCGTCGAGGTACTCCCAGCGCCAGCGATTGTCTTCCGTGCTCCAAGCCCAACGCCACAGCTCTTTGCTTGCGTCCTCGAACAAGGTGCCCGCAGACTTGTACAGGCCGGGTGGAAGTTCACCCAGCAGACCGATCTCCCGGCGCAGATAGAACTGCGCCTTCAACAGATCCTCGATGGGATCGTCGCTCTTACGCCCAGCGCGTGCAACGTACTTGACCACGTTTCCCAGGTTGAACGACAGGTTCTCCGTGATGTCGATAACCTCCGCGCCGTTACTGAAACCGGCGTAATGCGCCGGGTGGTTGACCGGGTCACTCATCGTCGTCGCCTTCCCACACGTAGTCGTGGATCGTCTCGACAAGCTTCGCGAACGACGGGAACCCCACTGACACACTGATGTTGAACTCAAACATCCTCGTCCTCCAAGTACGTCTCGATCAGGTAGGACAGCAGGTCAGGCTGATACCCGACAATCGGCTGGTAGCCGTCAGCTACCACGACAGGCACCGACTTAGCGTCGATGCTCCGCAGGAACCGCATGCCCTCCGGGTCTGTGGTCACATCGACCGAACGGTGGATCAGCTTGGCGTCCGCCAGCTTCCTCAGCACCCTCTTGCACGGCCGGCAACCGGGCTGCGTGTAAACGGTGATCAATTCAGATCCTTTCCAGCAGGGCATGTTTGCCCTGCGACTTCACTAGAGAGTTGACATCCTCGCCGTCAGGCATAGGGATGATCCGTGCGTTAGGCAGCGACTTCGCCACCTGCTGGGCGAAAGCCATACCGGCCTCATCACCGTCCGCGAGTATGTTCACGTTCCGGTAACCCATGAACAGCTCACGGAAGAACGGCTTCCACATCTGGGCACCAGGAACACCCACGGCAGGAACACCTGCCAGCTCAGCGGAGATCGCGTCGATCTCCCCTTCGGTGATCGCCATGTCCTTCGAGTAGCGGGTCAGCGCGTGCGTGTTATACAGGCGCGGCTTCTCCCCAGGCACGGTCATGTACTTAGGCTTCTCGCCGTCGAGGCGGCGGAACCGGATAGAAGCCACCGACCATCCCCGCCACTGCGACCAGCGGAGGTAAGGGATAGCGAGGCAACCCCGGTACAGCTCATGTCCAGGGAGCGGATCTGCTACGTATCCCAGCCCGAACGGTGTTGCGGGAGGTATCCCCCGGCTCTCCAAATACTCTGCGGCTGGGCTTCCTGGCAGGCTTTCTCTGTAACGGCTGGTTGCATCCCACAGATAAGCTCTCTGCGATTCGCTTAGCTTCTGCATAACTCACCTCCTCTTCGTGTCGGATGATCGAGATCGCGTCCCCGCGAACGTCGCACGCGAAACAGTTGAAACCGTCGAGGTCGTAACTGACGGCCGCTGACGGCGTGGACTCGCCGTGGAACGGGCATAAACAGCGGTTCCACTCGCGGTAGTCCGGCGGGGCATCCCAATCCGGGTAGTAGCGTTGAATAACTTCTGCTATCGACAATCTGGTGTGATCCTGATCCCTAGCACCTGTACAGCCGGTGGCTGGCGGAGGTACTCAGCAGCTCTATCGAGAGCGCACGGATCGTCTCTAAGATGTCCGATAACGTTTCTGTTGCACGCAGTGCAAAGAAGACCTCTGACTGTCCCTGTTGCGTGGCAGTGATCCACCGAGAGCCGTTTTCGTTTTCCGTTAGCTCTACGACATATGAAGCAATAACCTTCTTGGTGCTCATAGATCTCCCAGTAGTCGTGTTCGGTGATTCCGTAGGTTTCGTAAATTCGTTGGGCCCACGTAGCCGTCGAGCGGTTTCTACGTCTAGCTCGATGATGAGTTGCACAGCGCGGACCGGGATGTGGGGCTTTTCGTTTTGTGTCGATACCTTCATCACGGCAGTCGATGCACGCTTTCCGTTTGGCTTGAACGTTGTTCGGCGGGTAACGCCTCCGCCTGCCGGCCACGTCACAGCTCCTTGGTGGGTGTCAAGTTATCCGGAGAAATCATCGATCCTCATCGTCTCTCCCTCAAAGAGCAGCGGTGCGAAGTCCTGGCCGGACGGATCCGACTTGCCGCCACGGTTCTTCACCGTGGAGACGTTCAGGTAGTCGGGTCCGAACTCGTTGGGGACACGGTGCAACGTCAGGATCAGCTCCGGCACACGACCGATCTGACCTTTGATTCCGGACAGCGGTATCGGCTTGTCGCCGTCGTTGTGGGGCCCGGTGACGTGGTGCAACCCAACGACGCAAGAACCGGTTTCGCGTGCCATCTCGTGCAGGTAGTCCATCAGAGACTCCAATCCGGAGAACGGGTCGTCGCCGTCACCGGCTTCGGTCCGGACGTTCGTCACGTTGTCAACGACGATCAGCGCCGGGTAATCCTCGTACAAAGCGTTGTACGCCTCGAGGGACTCCTCGAGCACGTCCAGGGAAGGTGAAGCCTTGTAGTTGAACCTGATCGGTATGTCGTCAAGATCGGCTGCGACCTCGCCCAGGTCCGCTTTGCGGACGGCGCGTGTTGACTTGTCCAGCGGCCACCCTGACAGGATCGACACCGACCGCGATAGCTGGGTGAAAGCGTCTGAGTCCGCTGAGAAGTACAGAGTCGGCGCTTTCGACTTCAGCGCGTACGCCAGGACGAACGCAGACTTGCCTGTGCCTGGTCCGGCGCAGATCAGCGCGAGCTGACCTCTGCGAAGCTGGGTGCCTTTGTGGTCTAGTGAGCTCCACACAGACGGCAGGGGATCGCCGGCCGACCCGCGTATGTACAGCGACTGCCTAGGTGTGTACACAAGCCTCCCTAACTGTTGTCTTGAATGATCAGCGCGTCGTGGACAGGGATGCTCAGGGCGCGAGCCGTGTCAGCTTTCGACTTGGCCACTTCCATGTCCTTGATCAACTGGGTGCCGCGCATCTTCAGCAGCTCCATGATCTTCTGCGAAGGCACCTTCGCTTGATGCCAGCGGAGGATCCCCGCCACCTCGTGCGGCGCACGGGCGGACAGCACCGGGTCGTTCGGATCCCATTCGAAAACAGTCACTGCCAATCCTCTTCTCCTACGAAAGGAACCTTGTAGAGGTTCCCGTCAGGCTCTTTGATGCTGATATCTCTGTCCCAGTCACGCTCCCTGGAAGTCATAGCGAACCGCCGTGCGGCTTGCTCCGAAGGGAACGCGTACGACTGCTGCGCGTACAGGCTCATGTGCCAATCCGGCATGTTGGGGATCGGGCCCATCACCACGAACCAGTAGTCCGTGTCTTGGGTCAGCGTGGTGCTCTTACGGTATTCGTTCATTGGCGTTACTCCTTGTAGGAACCTGTTACTTTGGTGGGTGTCAAGTTTGAGCTGCAAAAACAGGGCAGTAGTAGTTGACATCACAAAAACCGCACTTGCCCGGCTCAGGGTCCGGCTCGAAGTCGCCCGCCTGGATGCGGGCCTCAACCTCATGGAACCTCGCAGATACAGCCTCGCGGGTCCACCGCGACAGGTCGTACGGCCCTGAGATGCGCGGTTTAGCGCCGCGCTTACCGACCATGAAGTAGTCGCCCCTAGGCGGCTTAGCGCCGTACAGCTCCTCGACAGCCACGGAGTACACACCCAACTGGAAGTCATCACCAGGCGAGTTACCCGTCTTGTAGTCGCGTACCCGCAGCTCACCGTCGTCGTCAACCACGACGGCGTCGATGAAACCTCGCACCATTATTCCGTCGAGGTTGATGGCGAACTCGAGCTCGATGGCTGGCTTGCCGTCGCAGGCCGCGAAGATGTGCTGCCCCGGCGACTGACGCCACTCGAAGAACTTCTCCACCTGCTCCAACCCGATCTCGAACCGGCGCTCGATGTCACGCTCGCCGTTGTACGGGCCTGACCAGAACCACCAGTCGAAGTTCGGTGTCACCTCGCACAGCTCGTTGATGCCGGCCGCGTACTCGCTGCGGAACAGCTCCTTAGCTTCATCAAGCGACATAGGGTCACCTGCTGCGCTTCGCTTCTCGCACGCTTCAGCGACGGCGTGTACGGCGGTGCCCTGCGGCAGCCACGCGGCTGGCCGCGCCCACACCTTGTCGATGCGCCCCAGCTTGTACGCCTGAGGGCAGCGGGTGTACTGGTTGAGCTGACTTACGCTACGCAGCGGCAGCATGATCTCTGTCATATGGAACCTTCCAAAACGTAAACGGAATACACGGCTTCACCGAACATCATCGACTCGTCATCGACCACCTCACGGAACAGCAGTTGATGCTGTCGGTTCAGGAGGAAGTCACGAACAGGGTTGAGCCATTCGTCGTCGTCGTCTATCGCGATACTCACCTTGACGCTCAGAGCCTGCCGACCTCCTGGTGTAGTGATAAGTCGAGCGGCCAGGAATCCTGGCCGCTCTGCAACTCGCGGGAAATACGTCAGCACCAGTTTGTGCCTTACCTTTCGATCTATGGGTCACGGGGAGGGAACCTCCAGATCCGTCGACCTTCTTCTGTCAATGTTGTGTGCTCGTTCTTACGTAGGAGCAAGTCGCCGTCCGACTTGCGCCGCTTCACGTACCTGAACCCTCCGTGCGGACTCACACCCGGAATCGGTGGGATCTCCGGGTCGAACTCCACGACTACGTTCTCGTCGCGAAGTTTCTGATACCACGAGCGCAGGCGGCTCAGCTTGTCGTCGTTCATGCCTTTGCCGCCTGTGGCCATGTACTCGCCGTGGTCACGCATACGTTGGTATACCTTCGACTTGCCGTGCAGATTGTTCGTCTTCCAAGGCCATGCTTGGTTGACTACCTGTCGGGGTGTCAGTGCTCCTCCATATACAATTTTTTGCCAAGACACAGCTTGCCGCGTGACGCCGTGCATGTCGGCTATCTCGCTTTGGTTGTATCCCTTTCTCCTCAGATCTTCGATTACGGAGAAGATCAGCGGCTGCCTGTGTGCAGCCTTATTTTTCTTATTCACAGTTTCCCCCCGGAAACTAGTTTTTTTCATGCCACCAGTGTAGGTGGCTGTCAAATATCCCTGCCGGGATTCCTACACTGTAGCAAATTTCAGCTACATTTCAACCTTATGCCCTGTGCTGTCTGTGTGGGACTGAACTGCCAGGTAGAGGAAAGCTTCCCCCGAAGCTTTCGCCCTCCACCCGCAGATCGTGCAACGTGCTTTCAAACATGCGGTCAGCATATCCACGACTTCCGACAGAACCGGCTTTTGCCGTCGCCGGCCGATCCGTCACGTGACGTTTCGGCTCGTAGTGGTTCGTTGGCCCCGCACGTCGGTAGCTCCCCGCGCAGGACGTGCCAGCGGGAGTCGGAGTCGACGGTTTCGCCGCGCTCCAAAGCGTGCTGCAAACTTCGAGGCTCACACAGCGGCGCTGCCTGAGCTGTAGCAGGTTGCTTCAGCACGAACAGCAAGGACAGAGCCGCTAGCAGCGCAGCCCACTGCTTCATCGAGCCTCCAAGAACTTCGTGACAGCGTCCGCCAGGAACTCCCCCGCATCAGCCAGGTCGTAGTTGATGTCCATCAGGTACTCATCCCAATCGTCGTAGCCGCACAGCGGCTCACCGCCCTCAGGGTCAGTGTTCTTCTCGATGAAGGCTCGCTTGAACTTGTAGACGTTCTCCCAATTGACCATTGCTTCCCGAAGATTATCGGCGCTGTTGTTGCTCATTCTCAGTCTCCTCTCGCGGCGATCTCGTCACCGACCTGACGGCCAGTCAGCTTCTCCAACACTTCGATAGCGGCGTCGATAAACGCCCACCGGGCGTCATCGTTATCGATGTCGTCGCCGTCGCACTCCATGTACTCGATGTACAAATCCAACGCCTCATGCACGTCGGAATCCATCGTCGGCCAACCTCGCATAGCTACTAGTCCTTCCAGTTGTCTTTGTTGTGCAGCAGCCCCTCGAGGACCGTGCAGAGGATCCCCGCAGAAGACGCGGCCTCAGCACCCAAGAACGCCAACGCCTCCTTGCGGCTCTCGTCGGCCTCCGCCTCGAAGAAGTCGTTCGCGTCGATGCGAGCCATGTGCAGGTGGCGCAGCAGGTGCGCCATGTCTTTACCGTTGATCGTGAACATGTGTTGTTTCCTTTCCTTAAACCAGTGCGTGATTGAACGAAGCGTTACGGCCGTCGCGCTGACCGTGGCTGTAACCTTCGCTGTTGATGCGGGTGCTTCGACCCCGCCCGGTGCGCGGGTGCGCCTGACGGAGCGCCAACGCGGCACGCTCCGAATCGCCCTTGAACAGAACCAAAGCGCCGGAGGTGTCTGACTCCAACGCTTTCGTCTCCTGCTCGAGCAGTCGATCACCGACAGACGAAGCGAACCCGGCGATCCACGAACGCCGGTAGCTTTTCAGGTAGCCGGCATTGGCCGTGCGAACCCGCTCGTACTGCCCGGTTTCGTAGTTGAAACGGTGCTTGCTGGACGAGTAGTCGAAGTCCGGCCGAACCTTGTCCACGAGCCGCATCATCTGAGGCTGCAGGATGTTCCACAGCATCTGGATCCGCTCGATGTGCGACGGCACACCGTACACGTACATGTGCAGATCTCCGCTGTGCCGTGACTTGGAGTACACGGTCTTGGAGTGCAGAGCCAGCGCGAGGCTGTGCAGCAGCATGAGCTGCGCCTGCGCGTACTTGCCGTCGATCTTGACGATCCACTGGATTGCGTCTCGCAGATCTGAGGTGTCGAGCCCCAGCTTGGCGGAGTCGACGGAGGCTTGGTCGATTCCGTACTTCGCCATCAGCTCGAAAGCCTTGGCGTGGAACACACCTTCCTCCGGTGTGCCTGCCACGTCCTCCGCCTGGCGGAGAAGCTTGGCTACGCGGTCCCGCAGTTTGTCGATGTTGCTCATGTCTAGTTGTCCTTTCCTGTTGCATACCAGATCGGCCAGTCCGTCAGCTCACGAACCAGATCGGCCACTTTGTGGATAGGGACGATGAGCGGCTCGCCCTCGTCCTCTGTGCTCCCGTAGTCGAGCGTCTTGCCGTTCGCTGATTCTCGAGTCCACCTAACGGTGGGTTGGATCTTCAACGCTCGCAGCTCGCCGTCTCCGTTCTCGACGGGCTGAACGTCGAACTTCCGGATAGCTTTGTCTTTAGCCATTACTCGCTCTCCTCCATTTTGGTGATGGTGATGGTCCCTGTGACCACGTGGGTGCCGCTGCCAGGGATCCGGCCCACCGCTTTGTAGAAGTCGTAGAGGTTCTCCGCTTCCACGGTGATTGTGGTGGTGACGCTTTCTTTGATGTCGATCACTTGATCTCCTCGATGTGTAGGCAGCCGACCCGGTCTGGGCCGAACTGTGGTGCGTAGCTGAGGACTTCGTCCTCGACGCAGGGGAAAGCTTCCTGCGACATGTCGAACTCGCCGCGAGCCATAGCGGATACACCCAGCGCCAGCAGCGCGGCTGCGATAGCAGTCACTACGTGCGAGATAGCTTGCGGTTTCATCAGTCCTCCGACTCGATCACGTAACCTTCGATCACGTCCCAACGGATCTGATATCCCTGCGGGTACAGCAGGTTCTCAGCCCGGTAGGAGATCAGCTCCAACGTCTTGATCAGATCTTCGAGGTCGTCGTACTTCTCGAAAGCTCGATCCATCACCTGGACCAGCTCAGCCGCAATCTCAGGCTCGTAGTTCTCGAGGATCTCCGCCGCGTCAGTGATGAACTGAGCCTCGATCTCCTCGACGTACAAGCCGTCCGTCTTCTGCATAACTACAACGCTCATTCTTCGTTCTCCTCGTCTCTCAGTTTGTTGGCTAGGTCGTGTACCCGTTGCAGCACAGGGTCGTTCACCACGCTGACACCTTGTCGTTGCACTCCCCGCAGATGGGCACGTCGCACATCACCGGGTGGCTCATCGTCGTGACCGCGTCACGCAAACACATGGCGAACCACATGCACGGGGCGGCTTCGAAACCTCCACCTAGGACTGGGAACAGAACCTGATCGGCTTCCTGGCGGAGGATGACTGTGCCGCCGTTCCAGTTGAACTCAAGCTGCCTCACTTGAACCTCTCCTTCAGTTGATCGGCCATCTGCGTGTTGCGGATGGTGCGCGGTCCCCGCTTGATCGCCGGAACCTTCACGGTGTGCGTGTCGTAGCAGCAGGTGTAGCTGCCGTAGCTTGCGCTGCAGCGGGTCGTGCGCTCCCGCTTCACTGCTGTGAGCGGCGAACCCTTCGACGGCATTGCGTTCGGTGTCACTTGTTCTCCTCGATTTCTGCGGTGTAGTTGGTGTATGCGCGGTCCCAGACCTCATCCATGTCAAACTGAATCGGCTCAGTCGGAGGGTTGAGGTGATCGCAGTAGTGCATGAGATCCGCCAGCAGATCGGAGAAGACTTCCTCGAACGAGCCGCCGCCGGAGAGGGCGGCGTACGCCTCGATAGCTGTCTTAGCTCGCACAATTCGTTGCTGCTGTTCGTCTTTCACTTGTCCTCCTCGTATTGCCAGAACCCGACACGGTTGCCGTTGCTGTCCTTCAAACGTCCGAAATCCTTGCCAGACTCCAGACCTAGCTTCACCTGTTCGAGCACGTCTTCGACTTCGCAGAAGAATCTGCCGCGCTCGATGGAGTCATCGAAAGCTGCGTTGTCCGTGCAGAACTCGATCTTTATGCCGCTCATCAGTACTCCTCCACCCACGCTTTGATTCCGCCCCTGATGAGGTTGTTCATCAGATCGTTTGCCAGACCGTGGCTGTCGAATCTGGCAAGCCAGATCTCGTCGCCGTCCTTGTCTTCCATGAAGACCGTGTACATCAGTTGTCCTCTCCGGTCCAGTAATTCGGCAGACCCTCCATGCGGAGGTGGTCTGGGCACATCTCCCGCATGTCGTGGCACGCTGGGCAATCGCTATCCCAGAATCTGTTCACCACTTCAAAACCTCTGCTTTGGACTGCGGGAAGTAGACCTGCAAGTTGGCCGCGATAAGCCGCGCCATAGAGCTTTTGACGTGGGAGACGAACACTCGCTCGTCGCCTTCATCGTCGGTGATCAGGACCACCCAATTGCCGTTTCCGCTCACTGCTGATCCTTCTTCCAGTCGTAGTCGTGCTTGGACTTCAGCCGTGCCTTCTGCGCGGCTGCCGCCTGAGCGCGGCGGCGCTCGTAGTGCTCACGTCCAGCGGACATGACTTCCTCCTCTTTCTCGTTGTCGTGCATTGCGTTTCCTTCCGTTAAGCGTCGGTAGGGCAGCCACGATGGCTAGTCGTGAAACCGGCTGAGAGCCACTCAGCACGCACTTGGCTTGCAAGCGGTGCGCCCCTACCTCTGGTGCCCTGGCGAGGACTCGAACCTCGCTAAATTCCCTTCCAGGGCGGTGGGTGTCAAGCTACGTACACAGCTCGATCAGCGGTGAGCAGTGCGTACGCACTGCCCTCGAACGGTGACTCGTCCACGGCGTGGACAAAGCTGTCGTATTTGTAGGGGTTGTAGGTGATCCGGTCACCGATCTCTTCCACAGCTTTGTGGATGTCGAACCCACCGCTGACGTAACGGAGATCTTGACCGCTCCACCGGCCAACGATCCCGGCGTGGACGTTCTTCTTGCGCTCCCGCAAGACTCGCTGACGGCCAGCCTCGCTGACCTTCCCTTCAGCGCCAGTCAGCAGCACGATGGGCAGTCGAGCGACCACCTTGCCGTAGGACGGGTAGCTGCGCTCAAGGCTCTTCACGCTCCACAGACCCTTATGCAGATTCCAGTACACGAACACTCGCATCGTCACTCTCCGATCTGGTTGATGGTCCAGCCAGCAACCTCGCGGCCGTCTTTCCACAGCGAACCCTCGACACCCGGCTCGTCCCAGGTGATCTCGAACCCGTGCCGCGCAGCGGACGCTTCGAGGTGATCCACGAGCACCACACGCTTGCTGGCGATCTCCTCAGCACGGCGCTCGCTGTTGTACTTGTAAACCGTGAGCCTGTACATCCCTAACCTCCTACTGTGTCAGCGAGTTTGAACTCGCTCTCGATGAAGTGAGCGATCTGATCGAGCTGCCAGTCGGACAGCCCTGACCAGAACGCGGTGGTGCCTTCGTCAAACTCGATGCTGAGCATCAGACCTCCCAGGTGAACTCGTAGTGCAGGCCCAGCGACTCGCTGTCGTAGATTCCTGTGTGAATCGCGAACCACGCCACAACCGGCATGGTCCGACCTCGAACCTCGCGCTCCTCGATCCCGGCCTCGAACAGGCCGTCGATGGCTTCCTCGACGGTGTAGCCGGTGCCCTTGAGCGAACGCTTGTCCGGGTGGTAGTTGAGCACCGTCCACAGCAGCGTCCGGTAGTCGGTTTCGTACTGCCGGAACTTGTTCCGGCCTGCGTCGTCCACGTCGATGTAGCCGTCTGTTTCCTCGATGCTTGCAAGCTCCTCGTTGAACGTGTGGCTCACGAGGTAGCTGATCGCTTCCGTGCCTGTGACTTTCTTGCTCACTTGTTCTTCTCCTCTTTGATGACTCGCGCCCACTGCGCCAGTCCGTTGCCCTGGATCGTCCATCGAGGCTCCGTGTAGGGAGCCAGACCGTTGCGGGTGCGGTGGCTCTCCGGAGCCATGTCCGACCGGATGAAGTACACGAGCAGGTCGTCACCCGTGGCTTGAACCTCGTCCCAGTTCAAGACTCGTGCGGCGGTGGAGAACGTCTTGCCGCCGTACTCCGTCACTTGGTGGCTTGTCTGCCGTGGCTCGATGTCGATCAGCAGATCCATGCCGTCGCTGCGGAGGATGTCTCCCTGGCGGATGTCGTGCGTGGTGATGGTTTCGTAACTGGTCATTCCTCGTCCTCGTCTTCCTCGTCGTAGTCCTCAGGGCCGAACCCGTCCCCGTAGTAGTCATCCGCGCCGTACTCCCCGGCGTAGATATCTCCGTAGTCGTTGCCGCAGCAGCCGCAGCACGGCGCGTCTTCGCACATCAGCGGACACCCGCCCATGCCTCCGGCGGGAGGTACGGAGACGTGCGATCAGCCAGCTCCTCGTCGCTGTAGTGATCCTCGTCGGACACGACGGACACCGCGATCACGACTCCGTCATCGAGGATCTTCCAGATGAACGGGTGCTGCGCCGCGTGAGCGTCGCCACGCTGCCGTGCCTCGAACGCTTCGACCAGAGCCTTCGCGTTCGCGTAGGACAGCTCGATCTGGTTGGTGGTGCGTAGCTTCATCGTGATGCCTTCCTGGTTGGTTTGGTGGGTGTCTAGTTCGCCTGCCGGATGAACCCGGCGGAGTTGTCACGCTTCCACTTGTAGCCCTTGGCTCGCAGGCCAACGACCACGCCTGCCGGGTCGTTCCGGCGCTCGTCGGACAGGTCACCGTCGATCACGGTGAACCCTCGCCACGTGGCCGGCAGAGCCTCACCACGTGCCGTGGTGAACGGCATGGCCACGGTGCCACCGCTCGACAGGATCCCGCTCAGGTACTCGTCGCTCGTGCTCGACGGCTCCTTCGCGGAGTACGTCAGCGAGTAGGAAGCTGACACCTTGCGAT